CGGGTTCACAAGGTATACAGGGTATACAAGGCATTCAGGGCCGCCAAGGAACTACGGGTACTACAGGCGCAACCGGATCACAAGGAACTACAGGTACTACGGGAGCTACGGGATCGCAAGGAACTACAGGTACTACGGGAGCTACTGGATCGCAAGGAACTACAGGTACTACGGGAGATACGGGTTCACAAGGTATACAGGGTATACAGGGTATTCAAGGTACACAAGGTACACAAGGTACACAAGGTATACAAGGTATACAAGGGTTGCAAGGTATTCAAGGTACACAAGGTATACAAGGTATGCAAGGAGTGCAAGGCTTTCAAGGTGTTACCGGACCTGGAGTTAGTGGTACAACAAATTATGTATCAAAATTCACAAGTAGTACTGCGATAGGTAATAGTCAAATTTTTGATGATGGTACTAATGTAGGGTTAGGTACAACATCTCCTACTTCTAAATATCATATTCAGATTAATAATAATACATTTGCATTTGGAGAACTAATTGAGAATACAAACACAGGATCTAACGCAATAGCAGGTGTAGCATTTAAAACAGCTAATCAACCATCCAATAATGCTATTCTAGCTCAGCTTAGTTCTGGAGATATGATTGTTTATAATACAGCTACTTCTGGTAAAATTAATTTCTTTACCAATAGTACTCAAAAAATGACAATCAATTCTACAGGCGATGTAGGAATTGGAACCAATACCCCAGGATATAAACTTGATGTGCAAGGTAATATTGGAGTATTAGGAGATATTGTTGATAGTTTAGATAATTATTTGAAATGGAATAAAGGAAATTCATCTTTATATGCTGGAGGTGATGATGCCGAACTTAATATAACTCTCCAACCTAATCAGGGGATTTCATCTATTTCTAATTATACAGACATACAATCTTGGACAGGAAACTTTAATGGTCAAACATTAACCCAAGTAACAGCAGGTGAGAATATAGCAAAAGGTGAATTAGTTTATTTACGCAGCAATCAAAACAAATGGTACTTAGCCAATTCTGCCGCGGCTGCTACATCTATTAATTTATTAGGAATAGCACTTGATGATGTAGCAACTGATGCTACATTTGCAGTATTATTAGACGGTATGATTATAACTACAAAACATACTCAAAATGGTACAGCAGCCCCTGGTGCTCCATTATACATTGAAACAAGTAATACAGGAAATGCAGGATCTGTAACTGAGGTGGCTCCATCAGCTACAGGTGAAGTTGTACGATTAATAGGTCATAATATTTATGATACTGGTACCGGAGTAGTTATAAGATTCCAACCAGATAATACTTGGATTGAATTATGATGACAAAACTTAAAATAGAAAACTTAGAGTGCCTTAAAATAAAAGATGGCTTAACTGATGTTGTCATTAGGGCTTCTTGGAGATTATTTGGAACTATAGGAAAAACTACAGATTCTATATATGGTGAAGAGTGTTTTAGCCAGCCAGATCCTAATAATTTTATTCCTTTAGAAGACTTAACTGAACAAGAATTATTAAGTTGGATGAATTTAGATATGCCTAAACTAGAAGGACTTTTATTGTCTCAAATGGAAGGTAAAACTAATTCTATTAATGTTAAACCAAATTTTATATCATGAAAATAGGTGATACAAACATACAAGAGCCATTAGTAAGTGGGACAAACATCAAAACAATAAACGGAAGTTCGGTTTTAGGTAGTGGGGATTTAGTAGTTGGGGGAGGCGGTGGAGTTCATTTTAACACCAAACCAATTTCGGGCCAGTATTTTTCCGGGCAATTAGTTAACGCCGGTGGCTCATCCAATCAACCGACTTCGTCAAACAGAATGTCATTTATTCCTATTATCCCAAAAACAACATTTACGGCAAGTAATTTTGCTATAAATGTTGTAATTGCATCAGCTGGATCATTAGCAAAAATATTAATTTACAGTGATTTGAACGGTTATCCAAGTTCGAAACTTTATGAATCCACGAATTTAGATTGTTCAACAACTGGATTAAAAACAGTCACGGCGAGAAGTTTTGTTTTTGATGCAAACACTGTTTATTGGATTGGAACAATACATAATCAAGCCGGTGCACAATTTACAGGATTTGCCTCAGGTAGTTGTTTACCTTTGGGAGTTAGTTCACCAGGTTCAACAATGAATTACGCTGTGCTCACGACAAATTTTACTTTTGTAACTCCTCCTCCAGGACCTATTCCATCAACGGGCGTTTGGAGTTTGTTAAGTAATGGACACGCTGCAGTTTTCATTCAAGCCTTATAAAAAAATAACTATGCCACAAGTAAGAAACGAAATTTACGATGAGAACGGATTAGTTCGAGTTGAGTTTATTGAAGTAGCTGAACCTACACAAGAAGAAATTATTGCTCAAAAAGAAGCAGAACTTCTTGCAATATATGAAGAAATAAGAGCTTTGAAGGGAGAATAATTGTATATTTGCTGTATAATCAGCATTAAATGAATAATAATCTTTGTAAAACAGCCTTAGAAGATGGAGGCTCTGTTAACTATCTTTTACTTCCTTCAAATATTACAGATGGCTTAGGACTTACTAATCCATCATTAATATATAAAGATGGGGCGTACTTATTAAATTTAAGGCATGTTCAGTATACTTTATATCATAGCGAAGGAAATCAGCAATTTCAAACCCCATGGGGGCCGTTAGCATATCTTAATCCAGAAGATGATGTTACTCTTAGAACAACTAATTATATATGTGGATTAGATCCAAATACACTTTGTATTGATCAATATAAAAAAGTTGATACATCTAAATTAGATGTTGCGCCTGTTTGGGAATTTATAGGCTTGGAAGATGCGAGAATAGCATATTGGGATGATAACTTATTCCTAACAGGGGTTCGTAGGGATACTAAAATAGACGGTGAAGGCCGAATGGAGTTATCTAAAATTGAAGTTCTTGGAAAGGAATCAGAAAGATATAGAATAGAGCCGCCTACTCATTCGTACTGTGAAAAAAATTGGATGCCTATTCTTGATATGCCTTATCATTACGTTAAATGGACTAATCCTACAGAAGTAGTCAAAGTAAATATAAATGATGGTACTTCAGAAACAATTCATATTGTGCATAATGATGTTGATTTTCCAAGAGATATTAGAGGTGGCTCTCAGGTTATTACCATAGGAGATTATAGAATTGCACTTACACATGAGGTAGATTTATGGAAAAATGAACAAGGGAGAAAAGACGCGCATTACTACCATAGATTTATTGTATGGGATATGGATTGGAATATTGTTGGTTCATCAGAAGAATTTAAGTTCATGACTGCAAATATTGAGTTCTCTTGCGGTTTAGCATACGATGGTAATGATTTTATTATACCATTTGGTTTTCAAGACTCAACAGCTTTTATTTTAAGGCTACCAAGGCATACATTTGAATCAATGACAAATATTGTATTAGATGAAGAACAAGAGTATAAGTCTAAAGGATTAACTCCGCAAAGATTAGAAAATTTTATTATGGATCCATTCCATTCTGGTAATAATTTTGAATTAGGTGAGTTTTACTTTAGTCAGGGTCATACAGCATCTGGTTTATCTTTTTATTTAAGATCAGCAGAATATGGATGGAATGATGATGATGTTTATGAGTCATTACTTATGGTGGCTAAATGTTTAGCAACACAAGGAAGAAGAGGAACTACAGAAAAGAGCTTATGGTTAAATGCAGTATCTTTTGCGCCAGAAAGGCCAGAAGCTTATTTATTTTTAAGTGAGTGGGCGGAAGCAAGACAGCAATATCATGAAGCATATAATTACGCAGTTACTGGATTAGCTTTTGAAGTAAATGCTCAACAGGTATCTAATAATGTAGGATATGAGGATTCTTATCAGCTTTATTTTCAAAAGGCCGTCACCGCATGGTGGATTGGAAGGTCACAAGAATCAAGAGATGAATTTATTAAATTAGTTAATAATGGTTGTAAGTTAAGCGAAAGATATCAAAAATTAGTTCAGTCTAATATTACATCACTAGGTTCTGGACCTGATCCATTTTTAAGGTATCATAAAGGATTTTACAATCACTTAAGATATAAGTTCCCTGGATCAGAAAATATTGAAAAGAATTACTCTCAAACATATCAAGACATGTTTACTTTATCCATGCTTAATGGAAAGAAAAACGGTACATATTTTGAGATTGGAGCAGCTGATCCATTTCATGGAAGCAATACAGCCCTTTTAGAAGAGTTTGGATGGACAGGGACTTCATTAGAAATATTACCACATGAGGTAGAAAAATTTAAAGAGCATAGAAAAAATGAGATTATTTTATGCGATGCAACAAAATTTGACTATTCAATTCTTAAAGGTCATATTGATTACTTACAAGTAGATTGTGAACCACCTTCAACTACTTATGAAATACTTACAATGTTGCCTTGGGATCAATGTACTTTTGGTGTAATTACATATGAGCATGACCATTATACAGATGTATCAGGAGCATTTAGAAGCAAGTCAAGAAGCTTTTTATTAAGTAAGGGATATTTACTTATAGCTAGCAATATAGCTCCTAATGAAACTAGTTGTTATGAAGATTGGTATGTCCATCCTGAACACATTGATCCTAATATAATTAAGATTATGCTCGCTTCAGACGACTCAATTAAAAATGCAGAAAAGTATATGCTAGGAATGTTGTAATTTAGCATTATGAAATATATACTACCATTATTAATTTTATTGGCATCGTGTAGCCCAACAAAACGTTTTACTCGTCTAGTTGAGAAGTATCCTTATTTGTTAACTCAGGATACATTGATTATCCATGATACTATCAACCTATACATCCCTGAGGTACATACAGACACTGTGGTAACATTGAGAGAGCTTGTTGATACAATAACTCTAACTAAAGACAGAGTTACTGTTAAAACGTGGTATGTACCAAAAGAAAAGAAGGTATATATCCAAGGCAAATGTGACCCTGTTTACATCACTAAAATAGTGGAGAGAAAGATCCCTGTTAAGTATTATGAGAAGTACCCATTTTGGAAGAAGCTGTTAAACAACCTGTTGGCTTTTTTGATTATATTTGTAGTACTTTATATCTTATATCGGGCATATAAATTTTTTAGATGAAAACAAACACTATTATCATTTTGTCAAGCTTTATTACGCTATTTGCGCCAATCGGACCATTAGTCACAGTTGCATTAATTTCTATCGGTTTTGATCTAGGTTTTGGAATCTGGAGATCTATTAAAAGCAGACGTAAGGCTGGATCAACTGCTAAGATTGGAGATATAATTACTAGTCAAAAGATGTTGGCAACGGGTATCAAATGCCTTATCTATGCAGCCGCAATATTTTTCTTTTACTTGGTTGAGAAGTATATCGCAGGTGACATCATATCTCACTTCATATCAATCGAGTTGTTGTTAACTAAAGCTGTTGCATTGTTCTTTGTTTTCATCGAAGTTAAGAGCATGAACGAGAGTTATAAAGATGTTACCGGGAAAGATATTTTAAAATCGTTTAGAGACTTTATCACAGGTCTTAAAAGCGAAAGCGATAAATGGAGATAATATGAAGCTACCATCTAATATCAAGCAGGTTCCTATGAAGGAATCTCAGTACATTAAGACTGAGACAAAGAAGAGTATGATCGTATTACACCACACAGCAGGAAACAGCTCAGGTGTAGGTACAATTAAGATGTGGGACAATGACGACAGAGGTCGTATTGCAACATGTGTAGTTATCTCAGGAAAGGGACAATCAAAAGATACATACGACGGAGAGATCTGTCAGGCGTTTAGTTCAAAGTATTGGGGATACCACCTAGGCCTTAAGCAAGATATATTCAGAGCTAAAGGTGTTCCTTATAAGTCAATCGATCCAATGTGTGTAGCTGTTGAGATATGCAATTGGGGTCCATTAACTAAGAAGGGTGATAAGTTCTATAACTATGTGAGTAGGGAGGTTCCTATCGATCAGATATGTGAGCTAGATAAGCCATACAAAGGCCGTAAGTATTACCATGCATACACAGACGCACAGATTGAATCTCTACGTCAATTGATGTTGTATTGGGGTGAACTATATAAGATTGATTTGACGTATCGTGATGAAGACATGTGGGACATTTCAGTTAGAGGATTAAAAGGAGAGAATGGTGTATATAGCCACAACTCATTTAGAAAAGACAAGTCTGATATCTATCCTTGCCCTCGAATGATTGCTATGTTAAAGAGTCTCTAATTTTTTTATTAAATTTGTGATATGAAAAAGAAGGGAGAATCTACGTCATTGATCAAGGTGAAGGTAAGTCGCCCTGGAATTCATTCAAAATGCAAGACATCTAAATTGAAGTCTTCAAAGAACTATAAGAAACTTAACCGAGGACAAGGAAGATGAAAGTAAATAATTATAACGTAGTAGCACCAAATGTTAATTGTACCGTATTCGGTACAGATGAAAATGGTTCTCAAAAGAATTTTAACGTACAAGCTTTATTGGCATTGAATGCTACGCCTGAGATTGTTACTACAAACTTATTAACGTCTCATACGATTACTAAGACCAATACATACTTTACAGGAACAGCAGGTGCGTCATTTGCGATTATTCTTCCTGAATCTAACTCAAACTTAAATGGTGCTAAGTATGTCGTAATGTCAACAGTTACTCGTTCTACTACGCAATGGGCATCAGCAGGTGCGTCAATTGTTGGCGCCCCAGGAGCATTAACAGCAAACACTCCAGTATGTTTACAGTATAATCATTCTAATGCAACTTGGTACATATCAGCATAATTTAGTACCTTTACATCAAATCTAATAAAATGAAAACAAAGAAAATCAAACAAGAGCAGCTTGATCGATTGATCGAGTCTAACAGAAAATTCAGAGACCTTAAGTTTAACATCGCAGATATCGAGATCAATTTCGAGCGTCTTAAAGTTCAGAAGAACCAAATAATGGCAAACATGGAAATCGCTGCTCATGACTTGGCTTCTGTTCAAGAAGAGATTTACAACGAGTATGGCGATGTAAAAGTAAACCTTCAAACAGGTGAATTTAATTAGAAAAATATCGGTTGGTCCTGACTACATGAAGTGCATGCACTACGTTGTAGGTCAAAGCGTTCTCCGTGATGAATATCAAATCGAATCCATCATTAAGAATGATGATGGTTCTATTTCTATTTGGATCATACAGGATGGCGCTATTGTTTGCTGGAAAAACTTTTCGGCGAATATGCCAATCTCAATAGAGTACAAAATAGATTTCTAATGAAAGCTCCCTACTGCTTCATCATAAAGCCGGTTGGCTTGAGGCGGTACGATAACATAAGAAAATTCGGAGATTCCGAGTTTATTATTAGTACCTCTCAGGAAGATCACCGCGTATCTAATAGATTCGCAGAGGTTGTCTCCGTTCCTATATATTACGATGGTCCAATCCAACCGGGCGATACTGTATGTGTACACCACAATGTTTTTAAGTACTACTACGACATGAAGGGTAGGCAACGTAGTAGTTGGCATCACTTAATTGATGACCTATTTATTGCTGAACCTGATCAGATTTATCTATTTAAAAGAGGTGAAGAATGGCAGGCTCCAGATCCATTTGTTTTTGTTAGACCAATTGAATCAGAGGACCGAATGTTCAATCAAACAGGCGGCCTAGAGCAGATGTGGGGGGAGTTGGTATATAAGAACGATAAGATGGACGAGGTTGAGCAAGGAGACATTGTTTCCTATACACCTGACTGCGAGTATGAGTTTAAGATTGACGATGAGATTCTTTACCGAATGTATAACCGGAATATATGTCTAAAAAAATAGAGATTGTAGAAGCAGCTAAGCAAGCAATTGATGAGCTTATCAAGGTACTTAAGTCGCCTATTATTACTCATGCTGAGGATGATATATCGGCAGATAAGATGAAGAACGCTGCGTCAGCTAAACGTCTAGCATTTGAGGATGCTATGTATATGCTTACAAAGATTGAGGAGGAAGAAAGCAGAGAGGCTCAACCAGCTGAGGTAACTGCCGGTAAAGGTGGTTGGGCTGAAGGAAGGGCTAAGACAAGGAATGGAAAATAAGTTATACTCCATATTAGATAACTACCTACAACGTCAAGTTGTATCTACTAAGAACAAACATAAGTCTTGGAATTATGGTTATCACCCTGAGTACGACCTTATAGTCATATCAAAAGATGGAACAATTGGTCCAATATACGAGATCAATGGGCTAAAGATAGCTCTACCTTCTATACCAAAAGAAATAGAGAATACAAATAACAGATGGAAGGCACAAGAGTATCCTGCTGAACTACAGAAGATCAAGTCAATATTTGATTGGAATAGGAAAGACAATGCGTTCAAATCTAAGTATGTAGATAGTATTGAGAGTGAGTTTGACAGACGTGAGCATGGGCATTGGTTTATGAACAACGGTCAACCTACCTATCTTACCGGAACGCACTATATGTATTTACAGTGGACCAAGATTGACGTCGGTCTACCTGACTTCCGTGAATCAAACCGGATATTCTATATATATTGGGAGGCATGTAAGGCTGACAACAGATCGTTTGGTATGTGTTACCTAAAGAACCGTCGTTCAGGTTTCTCTTTCATGTCATCATCTGAGACATCAAACCAAGGTACAATTGTCCGTGACTCTCGTCTTGGAATCCTATCTAAAACAGGATCGGATGCTAAGAAGATGTTTACCGACAAGGTTGTACCTATTGTAAGAAATTACCCCTTCTTTTTCAAGCCGATCCAGGACGGTATGGATAACCCGAAGACGGAGTTAGCCTTCCGCGTTCCTGCGAGTAAGATTACTCGTAAGAACATGGATGAGGAGCGCGAGGATGACATAGAAGGGTTGGATACTACCATCGACTGGAAGAACACAGCTGACAACAGTTATGATGGTGAGAAGTTATTGTTACTTGTACATGACGAGAGTGGTAAATGGGAGAAGCCTGAGAACATTCTAAACAACTGGCGAGTAACAAAGACCTGTCTTCGATTGGGATCTAAGATCATCGGTAAGTGTATGATGGGATCAACATCAAATGCACTATCAAAAGGTGGTGAGAACTTCAAGAAACTATTTAACGATAGCGACCCTAGACAACGATCTGCCAATGGTCAGACTAAGTCGGGACTATATGCCTTATTCATTCCTATGGAGTGGAACTACGAGGGTTATATCGATGAGTATGGTTGGCCTGTATTTGAGGACCCAAAGAAGCCGGTAAAAGGAGTTGATGGTGAGATGATTTATAACGGTGTAATTACCTATTGGAACAATGAGGTAGCAGCGTTAAAGTCTGATTCTGATGCACTCAATGAGTTCTATCGTCAGTTCCCTCGCACAGAGTCTCACGCGTTTAGAGATGAGTCAAAGCAATCGTTATTTAACTTGACAAAGATATACCAACAGATTGACTACAACGACTCTATGATAAAGGACCGCGTCATTACTAGAGGTTACTTCCATTGGAAAGGTGGAGTAAAAGATAGCGAGGTTATTTGGACGCCTGACCCTAAGGGTAGGTTCTATGTGTCATGGATTCCTGAGCAGGGACTAAGGAATCGTATTGTTTATAAAAACGGAAGAAGGTTCCCAGCAAATGAGCATATAGGAGCGTTTGGATGTGACCCCTATGATATCTCTGGAGTAGTAGGTGGTGGTGGATCTAATGGTGCACTACATGGGTTAACTAAGTTTCATATGGAAAAGGCTCCTACAAATGAGTTCTTTTTAGAATATGTAGCTAGACCACAAACTGCTGAGATATTCTTTGAGGATGTATTAATGGCATGTGTATTCTATGGTATGCCAATACTCCCTGAGAACAATAAGGCCCGACTGTTATATCACTTTAAGAATAGAGGGTATAGGGGTTATGTAATGAACAGACCTGACAAGCAGACACATAAGCTATCTAAGACCGAATTAGAGCTTGGTGGAATACCTAACTCATCTGAGGATGTTAAGCAGGCTCACGCGGCAGCTATTGAGTCTTATATTGAGGAGTATGTTGGTTTAGATAGCGAAGGAACTTATAGAGATTCTGATTCGATGGGTTCTATGTACTTTACTAGGACATTAGAAGATTGGGCTCGATTTGATATTAATAATAGAACAAAACACGATGCCTCCATCAGTTCAGGTTTAGCTATTATGGCTACACGCAAGTATATGTTTACACCTGAGAAGAAGGAATCAAAAATAAGTATTAAATTTGTAAAATACGATAATCGTGGAAACAGAAGCGAAATAATAAAATAATGGAGAAACCACAAGTTTTAATTTCCCAAAGGCCGTTCCCGAATCAGATGGCTACCGACGAAGAGAAAGCTACTTTCGAGTACGGTCTTAAGGTAGCAAAGTCTATTGAGGGTGAGTGGTTCAAAAGAAAAGCAAATTCGTGTAGGTTCTATCATCAGTGGGGGGAATTCCACCGATTGAGGCTATACGCAAGAGGAGAGCAGCCAATTCAGAAATACAAAGATGAATTGTCTATTAACGGAGATATGTCTATGTTAAACTTAGACTGGTCTCCTATTTCCATTATTCCCAAGTTCGTAGACCTTGTTGTAAACGGTATGTCTGAGCGTCCTTATGCTATCAAGGCAGAGGCACAAGACGTTATGTCGGCTGAGAAAAAGAATATCTTCCAGGATATGATCGAGGCTGATATGGTGGCAAAAGACTTCCTTCAGTTAACTAAAGATGAGTTTGGTGTTGATGCATTTAATGTTGATCCAAACGAACTTCCTGAGAACGACGAAGAGTTGTCTTTATACATGCAGTTAAAATACAAACCAAGTATTGAGATCGCAGAAGAGGTAGCTATTGATACATTGCTCAAGATGAACGACTATGAGCATATCAAGAAGTTATATGACTATGACGTTACCACTATCGGTATTGGAGCTGTGAGACACACATTCTTAGTAAACGATGGTGTTAAGGTTGACTATGTTGACCCGGCTAACATGATCTACAGTTATACTGAGAAGAACGATTTCTCTGACTGTTATTATTTTGGTGAGGTTAAGATGGTTCACTATACTGAGCTACTTAAAATTGATCCTACACTTACAGACGAGCAACTTCAAGAAATTAGAAACGCTAGTTCTGCATGGTATGATTACTTCCCTATTGTAAGAAATTACCAAGACGACTCATTCTTAAATGAGGTCGTTACATTATTATACTTCAACTACAAAACTGACAAACGTTTTGTATGGAAAAAGAAATTACTTGAGAACGGAGGAGAAAGAGTTATTCGTAAGGATGAGTCATTTAACCCAATCATAGAAGATGGAATGCTATACGAAAGAGTAGAGGCAGTTCGTGATGTTTGGTATGATGGTATTCTTGTTGGAGGTTCAAATATCCTTGTCAAGTGGGAGATGATGAAAAACATGGTTAGACCTAAGTCAGCTACTCAAAAAGCGCTTCCTAACTATGTGGTACATGCTCCAAGAATGTATAAAGGAAACATCGAGTCTTTGGTTAGACGTATGATTCCATTTGCTGATCAGATCCAATTAACACACCTTAAGTTGCAACAAGTCATGGCACGAGTTGTTCCTGATGGTGTATTTATCGATGCCGATGGTATTAATGAGGTTGACTTAGGTACAGGTGCAGCATACAACCCGGAGGATGCATTGAAGCTATACTTCCAAACAGGTAGTGTTATCGGACGTAGTTATACTCAAGAAGGTGAGTTTAACAATGCGCGTATTCCTATCCAAGAGTTAAATACTAACTCAGGTCAAGGTAAGATGGCTGCATTGATTGGTAACTACAACCACTACTTAAATATGATCCGCGATGTGACAGGTATCAATGAGGCTAGAGATGCATCTACCCCTCATCCTGATGCATTGGTAGGTGTTCAGAAATTGGCTGCATTAAATTCAAACACAGCGACTAGACATATCCTTGAGTCAGGATTATACACTACTAAACGATTAGCTGATTGTTTATCAGTTCGTATAGCTGACGTATTAGAATACTCTGACTTTGCAGAAGAATTTGCTATGCAGATTGGTAAGTATAATGTAGCTATCTTAGATGATATTAAAGACTTATATCTTCATGACTTTGGTATCTTTATTGACCTTGCTCCAGATGAGGAACAGAGAGCTCAGCTTGAGGCAAATATTCAGATATCACTTCAACAACAAACGATTGACCTAGAGGATGCTATTGACATTAGAATGATCAATAATATCAAGTTGGCCAACGAGATGCTTAAAGTTAAACGTAAGCGTCGAATGGAACAACAGCAGAAACAAAAAGAGATGGAGTTCCAAATGCAAATGCAATCGAACATCCAATCTCAACAGGCTGCGTCTGAACAGAAAGCACAACTTATCCAATTGGAAGCTCAATCCAAGATCCAACTTAAACAAGCTGAAGCTCAATATAGAATTCAAGAGATGCAGGCAGAGGTTGAACTTAAGCGTCAATTAATGGATGTAGAGTTCCAATACAACATGCAATTAAAAGGCATGGAAGGTCAGGTTATCAAGGAAAGAGATATGGATAAAGAGAAGGCAAAAGACAAACGAGTTGACTTGCAAGCTACACGCCAATCTGAGTTAATTAATCAAAGACAAAACAATTTACCTCCTAAGAATTTCGAGAGTACTGAGGATAGTCTTGATGGATTTGACTTAGAGTCTTTTGGACCAAAATAGACGTAAGTAAATAATACTTAACTTTGTAACAATTAAATCTAATTATAATGAGTGAATTTACAGTAAGAACAGTTGACTACGAAGAGAAGTCGCTAGCAGAAAAAGAGACAGAATTATTAAAGGCGCATGAAGAGCAATCGGAGGAAACTCCAGTAATTGATCTTTCAAATGTTGAAACACCAACAGATGCACCTATAGAAACACCTCCGGCAAACGAGCCGGTTGAATTAGACGAATCTAGTGTTGTATCTTACCTAGGTAAGAGATGGAATAGAGAGATTAACTCTTTAGATGATTTAGCTGAGCAACGTTCTGCTAATGAAGATCTACCTGAGGATGTTTCTGCATTCCTTAAATACAAGAAAGAAACTGGACGTGGTATTGAAGACTTTATCAATTTGAATAGAGACTACAACACCATGGATCAGGATACTTTGCTTCTTGAATATAATCGAGAACAAAACAAAGGATTAGACTTAGATGATGTAAAGTTTGAGTTAGAGACTAGGTTTGGTTACGATGAAGATTTTGATGACGAAAAGGAAATCAAGAAAAAACAAGTAGCAAAGAAAAAAGAGCTTGCTAAAGCTAAGGAGTATTTTAATCAACTGAAGGATCAGTACAAGGTTCCGCTTGAGTCAAGGGAGACCTTTGTTCCACAAGAAGAAAGAGATGCATACTCTGCTTACAAGAAACAAATAGAGTCTGGAGCTGAAGCCCAGGAAGACCAAGCAAAGAAGTCGAAGTATTTTGCTGACAAAACAAATGAGTTATTCTCTGATAAATTCGAAGGTTTCGGATTCAACATTGATGAGAATAAGAAAGTTGTTTACACACCAGCAGATGCCAAGTCTTTGATTCAAGAACAATCTAACTTATCGAACTTTGTAAATAAGTTCTTAAATGAAGAAGGTTACTTGAAAGATGCGGAAGTATTCCATAGAGCGATTGCTGTAGCCTCAAACCCTGAGAAATTTGCTAAGTTCTTCTATGAGAAGGGTAAAGCAGAGGCAGTTGATGGGATTGCTAAAGAATCAAAAAATATTGATATGGTTCGACAAGCACCCCAAGTAACTAACAAATCTGAGGGTATGCAGGTTAGAGCGTCTGAACCAAGTGGTTTTGGTAATAGATTAGTTATTAAAAGTAAAAATAAAAACTAGAAAAAATGGCTGGTATTTTAGCAGGCACTCCTGGGGTAAGTTTAACTCCAAGTGCACAAAAAATCGCTGTAGCTGATAACTACATGACCGATTTCAATTTCTTAAATCAATTTCTTCCTGACACTTACGAGCAGGAATTCGAGCGTTACGGTAACCGTTCTATCGCATCTTTCTTGCGTATGGTTGGTGCTGAGCTTCCTACAAACTCTGACTTAATCAAATGGGCAGAACAAGGTCGTTTACACACAAAGTACACTACAGTTACTCCTGTTAGTGCTACTGGTGGTGATGGTACTGTTACATTTGATATCGGTACAGCTGTTTGTGTATTCCGATTAGGTCAAACTGTATTCTTATCTAACAACGGTGGTGCTACATCTTACAAAGGTGTTGTTACAGCATCTCCTGCTGGTGGTGATGCAACTCGTTTTACAGTTGCTTTGTACAATGCATCTGGTATTGCTGCTGGTGATACAAGTGCTACATTCACTGCATTTGTTTATGGATCTGAGTTCCAAAAAGGAACAAATGGAATGCAAGGTTCTTTGGAGGCTCAAGATGTATTCTTCGACGTTAAACCAATCATCATCAAAGATAAATACGCAGTATCAGGATCTGATATGGCGCAAATCGGATGGGTTGAAATAACAACTGAGAACGGAGCTACAGGATACCTTTGGTATATGAAGTCTGAGCATGAGACTCGTTTACGTTATGAGGATTACTTAGAGATGGCAATGGTAGAAGGTGTTCCTGCTGAAGCAGCATCTGCTGCATTAGCTCAATTATCTCCTGCAAGTTCAACAACGTTCGCTGGACAAGGACCTGCATCTACTGCTGCTGGTACTAAAGGTTTATTCTACGAAGTAGAGAACCGTGGTAACGTTTGGTCTGGTGGTATTCCATCTGCATTGTCTGACTTCGACACAATCGTACAACGTTTAGACAAACAAGGAGCTATCGCTGAGAACACATTGTTCATCAACCGTCAGTTCTCTTTCGATATCGACGATATGTTGGCTGCACAAAACTCTTACGGAGCAGGTGGTACGTCTTACGGATTGTTTGATAACGATGAGCAAATGGCATTGAACTTAGGTTTCACTAGCTTCCGTCGTGGATATGACTTCTACAAAACAGACTGGAAATACTTGAACGACGCGACTCTTCGTGGTGGTTTAGTAGGTGGAAACATTAACGGTATCTTAGTTCCTGCTGGAACAATGAACGTTTATGACCAAGTTCTTGGTAAAAATGCAAAACGTCCATTCTTACACGTTCGTTACCGTGCTTCTGAATCTGAAAACCGTCGTTACAAAACATGGATGACAGGATCAGCAGGTGGTGCACAAACAAGTGACCTAGATGCAATGGAGGTTAACTTCTTGTCAGAGCGTGCGCTTTGTACATTAGGAGCTAACAACTTCTTCATCTTCAAATAAGAAGAACAAATCAGAGAGGGGCAGCAGTGTCCCTCTCTATTTTTTATTGTAAATTAAATTATATCAAATGAAAAGAGTAAAACTAGAATCAAAAGATCGCACCTATCTATTAACAGGTGATTCAGCCCCATTAACTTATTTTATCTTATCTCGCGACACAAAGCGAAAGAGATTACTTTACTTCGATGAAGAAGAAGGAGTCAATTTTACATTAAGATATGCAAGAAATCAAAAGAGTCCATTCGAACATGAGCAAGATGCAAATGCAATCTTAGAACCAATCGTATTTGAAGATGGAGTTTTAACAGTTCCAAGAACAAACCCAGTGCTTCAAGAGTTCTTACATTACCACCCTGGTAATGGAAATGAATTTTATGAATTTGACTCTGAAAAAGATGCTCAAGAGTATGTTGAGGAATTGGTATCAGAAATCGATGCATTAATTGCAGTTCGTGATTTGTCAAATAATGACTTTGGTAAATTAGAAGCCATCGCTCGATTGGTATTACATGGAAATGTAGACAAGATGAGTTCAGCTGAGATTAAACGTGATATGATGTTATTTGCTAAGCGTTACCCTCAAGACTTCATGGAAGCATTAGATGATCCATCATTGACAATTAACAATATTGCATTCAAAGCAATCTCAGAAGGATACTTGACATTCAGAAATGGCAAGGACATATACTACAACTTAAAAGATAATAAGAAGCGTTTATTGACTGTTCCGTTTGGAGAAGACCATATCTATGTGTTGGCTTCATTCTTACAGTCTAATGAAGGATTAGAGTTGTACAAGTTCTTGGAAGAAAAGATTTCCAATAATTAGTATATTTGTACTTTATAAACCCATTAATTTTTAAGACATGGAAAAATTTTTAAGTATCCCCGTAACAAATGAGCAAAATCAATTGTTATCTGCAACAGGTATTGTTTTAATTGAGCAAGAGTCAACAACAACTGTTCACGTTCACTACAAAGCAAGTACAGCAACTGACGTTGTAACAATTACACACGCAACAGCACCTGCAGGAAATGAGACAATGCGTGATGCAATTCAAAATGCACTTATTGGCGCATTGCAAACACCATGGACGGCTGTAGCATATGAAGTGAATAACCTTCCTTTTGCTGTATCTGGTATTACTATTGCTTAATATTAGCAACCTACTACTGAGAAGGCACTTTTTAATCGAAGTGCCTTTTTTTATTTATCTTTGTAAAAAGCAGACACATGATTAATGATGTTCGAAATATCGTTTTATCCATACTAAACAAAGAGAATAGAGGCTATGTGACTCCTATGGAGTTCAATCTATATGCCAAGCAAGCTCAGTTAGATATATTTGAGAATTATACCTTCTTGTATAGCAACGCGATCAATAAGCAGAACGCTCGAATGCATGGAGAGGGATATACCGACATTCCAAAAAACATAGGTGAAGTAATTGACTCTTTTTCAGAGAAAACTGCATTGTCTTACTCTAGTCCATATTTCATACCACCACCTGATTATTACTTCTTAGATAAATTGCTTTATCTTAATAATAAGGAAATAGAGAAGGTTAGTCATAGAAAAATAAACTACTTATTGAGTTCTAATCTTACAGCGCCTAGTGTTTCTTATCCTGTATATACATTAGAAAATAATGGTATAGTTGTTTATCCAACAACAATTCAAGGTAATGTTACAGCTCAATACATTAGATATCCAGAGGATCCAAATTGGACTTATAACACTATAGGTAATGGTGAGCCAGTATTTAGTGCATCTGCATCAGGATATAAAGACTTTGAGCTACCAAACAGTGACTTTGCTAATTTGGTTGTAAAGATTTTATACTATGCCGGTGTTCAGATTAGAGAAGCAGATGTAGCACAAGCTGCAAAAAGCGAAGAGGTACAAGACGCACAACAAAAACAATAATAGATGGCTTACATTAGTAATTATCAGTACTATACAAATAATGGAAATGTTCCTGAAGATGCAAACTGGGGATCATACCAGTATGTAAGCTTGGCTGACATTATAAATAACTTCATCCTTATGTATGTAGGGAATGATAAGTTAGTTAACAATGTTGATCGCTGGACAATCTTGTTTCATGCCAAGAGAGCAATTCAAGAGTTAAACTATGATGCATTAAGAAACATTAAGGTTCTTGAGTTTGAGATGGGTGACAACTTGAAGTTGGTTATGCCACCTGACTATATCAATTATGTTAGGATCTCAATGCTTCGTCAAGGAGTTCTATTAGAATTGTCTGAAAACAGATCAGTGATGTCTTCTACTGCATACCTACAAGACAACCAAGGTGACATCGTGTTTGACTCAAATGGTAATGTAGTTGTAGGTCAGTCAAAACTTGACATTTTAAACCAAGAGCAACACTTATACACCGGTACTGGCCCATACAACGGATCATACGGATGGAACTATGATGGCAATTGGTATTTTGGCTATAACATTGGTGGACGTTTTGGGATGGACCCATCCTACGCGAACTCAAACCCTAAGTTCACAATCAACAAAGCAGCCGGTGTAATTGACTTTTCATCAGGCGTTAAAAACTCATTCATCGTTTTGGAATACATTTCAGACGGAATGGAGAACGGAGATGACAGCTTAATCACTATAAACAAGTTAGCTGAGGAGTACATATACAACTACCTTAAGTGGGCATTGTTAAGCAATAAATATGGTGTACAAGAGTACATTGTAAATAGAGTTAAGAAAGAGAAGACAGCTTCACTTAGAAATACAAAGATTAGATTAAGTAACCTACATCCTGCTAGACTTCTTATGAGTCTTAGAGGCAAGGATAAATGGATTAAATAACTATGGCTGAAATAGAAAAAAAGTTCTTATCCGGTAGGATGAATAAAGACGTGGACAAACGTCTTGTTGGTGATGGAGAGTATTTGGATGCTGTAAACGTTACAGTAAATACATCTGAAGGATCAACTATCGGAGCCGCTCAGAATCCTTACGGTAATGAAAAAATTGCCGATATAAATACCATACTTCAAGCTCGTGGACTGAGTTCAATATCAAACCCAATTGTTATTGGAGCTCTACCATATGAGGCTATGAACTTAATCTATTGGTTTGTAACATCAGATAACTTTGATGGTATATTTGAGTACAACGAGTTAACAGGAGATACTGTATTAGTATTAGGTAGTACTACCGGACAACTTAACTTTAATGGTCGATATATTATCACCGGAGTTAATTACATATATAACGATGATGGTAGTTTGTTATTTTGGACAGATGGTTATAATCCACCAAGACGTATAAATATCAGCAGATGTAAGACGTATAACATCAGTGATCCTAAGATTGATGATGATATCAATGTTGTACTTAGACCGCCATTAAGTGCTCCTTATATTAGATTATCAAATACTAACACTGTAGACCTTAGGCCAAATAATATTGAGCAGAAGTTCTTATACTTCAGTTATCGATTTAAGTATGTTGATAACGAGTATAGCGCTATGTCTCCATACTCAGCCGTATGTTTTCACCCTAAGCAATTTTCTATTGACGTAGAGACTGGTGAAAATAAGGGGATGGTAAACATCTACAATCAGATTAATTTAGAGTTTGAGACTGGGAATGAGTTTGTTAAAGAGATTCAATTGCTTGTAAGAGATACAAGCGGATTAAACGTTCGAATTGTAGACTCATTCAATAAGGATGAACTAAATATATCAAATAATGCCTCTTATGGTTTTACGTTCATGAATAACAAGACGTATGCAGCGCTACCGGCTGATCAGACGACTCGTTTATTCGATAACGTTCCATTATTGGCTTCGGCACAAGAGATTGTTGGTAACCGATTAATCTATGGAAATTATACTCAGTTTAGAGATATTACTTCATGTGATAATGAGTTTATTAATATCAACTATAAGGTAGGTTATAGCTCTGAAACTATAACATCAGGCACACCTGCACAGACATTTAGAAGTGATCGTGACTATGAACTTGGCATTGCTTATGCTGATGATTATGGACGCATGACTACAGTACTTACTTCAAGTAATACTAACGATATAAATGATAAATCTAGTAGTGTATATATACCGCCTGCTGTTTCTGATCAAGCAAATAGCTTAGTAATGACTATAAATAGCCCTGCCCCATGTTGGGCAACTAATTATCGAATATTTGTTAAACAAGCAAGGGGTGATTATTATAATATCTTTCCAAGAACATTTATAAAAGAAGGTAACTATAGGTATTTCTTAATAAATGAAGCTGATCGTGATAAGGTTGTAGTTAATGACTATATTATATTCAAGACATTTGATAATGGACCTACTCATTCAAATAAGCAGTTTAAGGTTCTTGAACTTGAATATAAACAAGCAAATTTCTTAACAAATGCTGTAGAAGGTTTATATTTTAAAATAAAAGCCTCTGCTAATGATACTTTCTTAAGTTCTCAAGTACAAAATACTTACAATTGGTTAGGTAGTGGTAAAGGGCCAAAAAATAATTCTAGTGGAATTCCTACACCTGCTGTTGTACAGGGTAATATTTTTTATGTATCAGGGCCTGTTTATTATTCATCTACAGGCGACAATACATTACAGAATACGGGTCCTACAATTACCGTTAATAATACCCTATCTACATCATCTGGAGATTCTCGAATAACTATAGAAATACTACCAGGTGGAACTACTTTTAAATGGACAAATAGTGTAGATCCAATAAATCCTACTTGGAGCGCTCCTGTACAAATAACAACATCTACAATTCAAATATCATCTGTATCTACTCAATTATTTATATTGTTTAGCGCATCATCTGGCTATAGCGTTGGAGATAAATTTGTTTTTAACGTAAGAGGTGTAGTAAGTTTAAATGGAACGCCTAGTCAACCATCTGGATTTAATGGACTTCCAACTGCTCCATATTATTCAACATATAATCCAAATGGTAATTATTTAGCATCTTGGAATCCTAGTTATTATGGGGGTCATTCTGCTCTACTAGTTCCTGGATCTATATTCCCTGGTGCTGTTATATCTATAAATATTTTAAATGACGGTCCGGCTGTAAATGCTCCTGGTCAAAAAGCAAGTAGTATGTCTTGGACTTCTACTAATTATTATAGAGATATTGAGGAATGGTTTTGGATGTCAGGTGCATATCAAACATTTATACAATATAATCAATCTAACTCAAATATAGGGTCTGCCGCTGTTACATTTAGAAATGGGTCTAATAAAACTTCTGTTTTTAATGCAGGGACTAATGTTATTAAAGTTGAGCCTAACAATCCGCTTAAATGGATGCTTATAAGAGGCTTTGGTAAAAACAAAGGAAGTAGTCTAAACTTAATTCAAGCTGAAATTAAAGTTACACAAACTCCATCAAATAAACAATTAATCGCTGAGACTGTTCCAAGAGAAAGTGATCTTGATATCTTTCATGAATTAAGCCATACCTATCCTATTGAGAGCGGTAAACATATTGTACTTTGGCATTATGATATATCAATATCAGATACATTAGGTACAAGATTATCTAATATAGATCATAAATTCCCTCATTATTTTAGCGTAGGTGACATGGTTTATATTAGAGCAAATAATATACCTATTGGCTTCTATGAAGTGTTAGATACACCTGATAGATATACTGTTATAATTGACTTTGCTTTTCCAGGAACCGTTGAATCTGGAGCTATAGGTTTTAATGATACTGATCAAGATCAAGGGGCTGGGTTAAATCCTGCTCAATTAAATATTAATAACTCTAACTTTAAGAATAGTGACTACAATGCTTTTGCATATGGTAATGGCCTTGAGTCATATAGAATTCTAGACGATTACAATGCACCTAGAATGGATTATAGTTTAAGAGCTAGTACTATTATTGAGGATTATGAAGAGGAACACAAGTATGCTTCTCTAACGTATAGTGGTTTATATAGAGGTGATTCATCAATCAACCGATTGAACGAATTTAATTTATCTCTAGCTAACTTCAAGAACCTAGATAAGTCTTTTGGTCCGGTAAGAAAGCTGTTCGCTCGTGATACTGACTTATTGGTATTACACCAAGATAAAATTACCTCAGTTTACTACGGTAAAAATTTATTGGTTGATGCTGTTGGCGGTAGTCAAGTCGCTTCAGTACCTGAAGTACTTGGTACGCAGATAGCTAGTCAGAGTGAATATGGTATTAGTGACAATCCTGAGAGTTTTGCGGTTTGGTCTAATAATTACTACTTTGCTGACGCTAGAAGAGGTGTGGTATTAATGATGACAGGATTCGATGTTGTTGAGATATCTGAAAATGGTATGCGTGACTACTTCATTGACTTCTTTAGCCTTGCTCCTAATACTCAGAAGCTAGGTGGATACGATCCACATAATCAGACTTACATGATTTCGGGTAATAATATAGAAAGAAATTCATGTAGAACGTCAATAACACCAGCAGTTAGAACAGTTCCTGGTACAACATTAGGGCAAAGTTATTTCATGTTTAATATCAATTCAACTACATCTTGGACTGTTGAACTTGTTAATATAGGTGATGGGACAGACTGGGTTAATCTTCCACCTTATTGTATGTCAGGATCAAACTCTCAAGACATATATGCAAATGTTCAGAATAACTTGACTGCATCGTCTAGAAGCGTTAAATTTGTTGTTACATATTGTGGTCTAGAGTTAGAGTTTATTCTTACTCAAGGACGTGGTAAATTAACTGACATTGGTCTAATTGCTTTTAATAAAGAGAAATAAAATGAGTAAAACGAAACAAGCATTTGAATATACTGGAAGCAGTGAATATACAATTGGAAATACAATATTAAGTAGTAGTGGAATAGCTTTATTTGACACAGCCTCAGGCGTTGGTGGTGTAGATTACATACCATACAATGGGGCAACTGTAACGGTAAAGGCAGGTGATATTTATGGAGACTATAGAGAATTAGCTCCTACACTAAACAATAAATTGTATTACTTAGTTTCTGATACTCAATATACTGGTGAAGATAAGACATTAATTCTTTCTTTAGCTACTGAGATACCTGTCTATTTTAACGGTACTGAGTTTGAAGGAACGTTTGTATTCAATAATCCAAATAACTATACATACGTTTATTTACTATGGGACTATGAGGATAAAATGGATTCGGTTGTATCTTACTTGGGACAAACTGATTCTAGAGAAATTGGCTTTGAGTTAGGTGCTGATATCGGAAGAGCTGGAATATCTTACAACTTAATGGACCCTGATCAACCTACAAGATTTCAGGTTGAGTGGAATGGAACAATTATAAGAGACTCCTTATATGTTGGTGTAAATAGCTTGGCAAATTATAATGCATTAATTGCGGCTGGTATACCTGAGGATGAAATTGGTTTAGTTTATCCATATAATGGACTAGTTAACAATGGTGTTGGGACATTGGAATTCTTTAAAGATACTTCTGAGTCAACTTCAAATCTTATTGTATCATCACCATTTACTAATTCACTATGGATTGTAAATAAGATTAGTACATACCTAACATCATTCTATTTAGATACAGCTGATGGTATACCATCTGATGTATGTGGCCAATGTCCAACCGACGTATTATACCACAACGGATCAGGTGCTTTGCCGACGGTAAATGATGTTGTTTTTACCGTATCAGATGGTAGTGAACGGTATTCGAATCCTGGAACATTGCATATGATTGATACTGTCACTTGCACGGTACCTAGCCCAACTAACAAGACATATATTGAGGCAGATGAAAATGGATTAGTTATAAGTGTTGCAGGTTGTAATTGTTATGAGTATGCACCTCCATTTATTTATGAGGGAACAATAACAGTTACATCAAACTCTCAAACATTTGAAGAGATAAACGCATTAAATAATCCAACATCATGGGAAATTGTTTCAGATAATTTTGTAGGTAGTATTGTATTTGCTGATGGTGTTGTTTCATTTAATAACGCTCCAACCGGTACATATAGATTAACAATTACCGCTACCAATTGTTTTGGAACGTCTGACAATACTTTGATTGATATTGTTGTCTTATCCTCTTCAGATGCTCAACCTTGTCTTATAGATGTAGAGCAATTTAAGGAGGTAGCTTCAGATGCGTGCACGGTAATACCAACATATACTCAATTATACTTTACTGGTTCACAGCCTGTGCCTGTTGTTCAGGATACTATATTCTACGATCCTGAATTATCCAAACCATTTATGGGTGGTGAGAAATGGTTCTACTTAGATAATTCAGCTGACGTTATTCAGATTGATCAAGACGGTACGGTGATGAAGGCATTCAGCTGTCCGGGAGCCACTACGACAACTACAAGTACTACGACAACTACGTTACCGGCAGGTGATTACTTTACAGCTACATCTTGTCAAGATCCAACAATTGAAGTAACACTATTAGATACTACCGTTGGAGGTGCTACCATAAGTGATACTGTTAAGACTGAAGATGGTAATTGTTGGTATATTACCGACTCAATTGCCGCTACATATCCATATTTTTTAACTGAGAATCCATTAGTTGTATACGGAGATTGTACGGCATGTAGTGGTACAACGACTACAACGACGACAACTACAACTACAACGGTCGCTCCATTGATAGCGTTTCTTTTAGATTTAGATCCTCAGGTATCATATAGAAATGCATGTAGTCAGACTGGATCAACGACAACATTTTACTTCAACAGTTTGGCAGTAAACAGTTTTGTTTACTACGACTTAGCAGGTACAACATTATTTGATGGTGATTTTAAGTGGTTTAAAGCTGTTTACCTAGCAAATACATATGCACTATTAATAGCAAATACCGGTCAAATACTTGATATATATAACTGCTCAACTACTACAACTACTAGTACAACTACGACTGTACCTACATATTATTATAGGTCAATCATTTGTGGAACAGCTACCTATAAAGTATTAGCATTTCAATCATTTGAGGCACTGCCTTTAGGCACAGTAGTTAAAGATGATGATGGTATTTGTAGTACATTAAACTCAGTTCTATCACCAACAAGCCCAGATGCATATATATGGTATTCATACGGAAGTTGTTTTGAGTGTTTGTCATCTATTCCTACAACAACGACAACTACTAGTACAACAACGACAACAACTACAACGACGACAACAACTACAACGACAGCACCGCCGCTTACATTATTGATATTGTCAAGTAATGTTAGCAGCGCTAACGTATGTACTGTATTAAATATTGAAAATTTTTATGTCAATGGTGCAATTGGAATTCCCGGAAATGGTATATTTGTTGACCTTTTAGGATCCGATCCTGCTCCAGCAGCTTGGTACTTGCAGATTATTACAAATATTGCATACCAATGGGATGGCAGTGATTGGACCGGTGGTTCAATATCTTGTTAATGAGGACACTTAGAATGATTTCAGCGCAACCGGCGCTAGACTATTACGCTTGGCAGGTTGAGGCTTATATCCACAACTTCACATCGCTAGGATATAAAAATATTGATGTCATTGCAGGATATCAGGATGATATTCCTGAGTCATGGCAGAAGCTTGTGGAGAACTATTCAGATGTAGCCCACTTTTATTTTTATGAGGATACTTTAGGTAAATGCAACTATCCTCCTGCTATTCAAGCACATATACTTAAGAAGCATTTTGAATTGCATCCATCGAATGATGCGTTCTTTTTTCACGACGCTGACTTTATATTTACAAAGTACATGGACTTCAGTCCTTACTTGGCTGATGACACATGGTATTTCTCTGATACTGTGTCATATATAGGATATGATTATATAATGAGTAAAGGTGAGGAAGTGTTAGATGCTATGTGTAACCAAGTTGGCATAAAGAAAGAAATCGTTAAGGCAAATAAACACAACAGCGGAGGAGCTCAGAAGCTAATGAAGAACCTAACGTCAATATATTGGAAGAAGGTAGAGCTTGATGCTAAGGCGCTATACAAGCTTTTGGTTAAAATGCAGCACGTTAAAAAGGAAGGCGATCCATACGGCATACAGTCATGGACAGCAAGCATGTGGGCCGAGCTATGGAACGCTTGGTATTTCGGTAAGCATGTCGAGGTGATTAAGGAGTTTGACTTCTGCTGGGCCACTTGTCCGATCAGCCGGTGGGATGATGTATACTTCTTTCATAATGCCGGAGTGCAGAACAACAAGCAAGAGATGTTCTATAAGGCTGACTACATGCATAAGTTTCCGTTTGGTGCTGACCTTAAGCTCAATGATAAACGATGCTCTTACAACTACTATAAGCTGATAAAGGAAATGAAAAGCTGTTTGGTCTAAAATTCGTAAATTTGTATCTATGGAAGATATGCTATCTTATTACAACTACGCCAATGGATGGACGTCCAGGTGGTCGTATGTCCCCGAATGGATGACTCACATGAATAGCAATTTCTATACATTTAAAAGGGGAAATTTGTATCTCCATAACTTGAACCCGGTAAGGAATAATTTTTATGAGACACAGTATACATCTACACTTAGTACGATATTCAATATTGAACCTACCACGGTAAAGAAATTTAAGAACTTGTACTTAGATAGTAGCCACGAGTGGAAAGCTATAATGCATACCAACTTAGATGAAGGGTATATTGACTATGATTGGTATGAGAAAAAAGAAGGTAAGTGGTATGCCCACATAAGAAGACCATCGAATAATACTGACTATTCATTGCTATCTACTCAAGGTATTGGGAATATAAATCAAATTCTGAGTTCAACTATTTTCTTTGCTTCACCTATACAAGTAAATTTAAATGTAGGTGACACTGTATGTAAAATAGTTGGGTCCTCACTAGTAACCATTGCAACTGTTTTATCTTTTTCAGAATATGCAATAGATCTTACAGGTGTTTTAGTATCCCCTACAGTTGGAGATAAGATAGTTATCATAAAAAATGCAGTAGCTGAGTCATTTGGACCTAGAGGATACTACCTACAGGTTGACCTTGAGAATGACAAAAGCTATGAAGTAACATTGTTTGCCGTTGGGGCATCGTTATTCAAAAGTTTTCCTTAAATTTGTGTATGGAAGTTAGGTTCTTAAACGAAGGTGATTACGATGTGTTATCATCTTGGTGGAAGGATTGGAGATGGACTCCGCCACCACGAGATTTTCTACCACAGGATGCAACCGGTGGTGTGATGGTATCGAAGGATGGTATTGAAATATGCGCAGGGTTTATATACTTTACAAACTCAAAGACAGCGATCATAGAGTTCATCGTATCTAACTTTCAGTATAAGAATAAAGACAGAAAAGAGGCTATAGAGTTTCTTATAAATACACTTACTGAGTTAGCGAAAGAAACGAACGGCTGTAAGTATATCTATACATCTCTAAAGAACCAAAATCTGTTGAATAGTTTTGCAGCTTGTGGCTACCATGTAGGTAGCACCGGTTGTATAGAAATGATAAAAACACTATAATATGGCAGCAGTCACATCAACATTAGTAGCATTAGGAGGAGTTGGTCTATCGGCCGCTCAAGCTATTAAAGCAAATAAAGACATGAAGAAGGCCGCATCTCAGTATGACTTGGCCAATAAGAACCTCAAAGCAATTAAGGAGACGAATCAATTTAAAGGGGTTCAAGTCCCTCGTCTTGGTTTTGAGTTAGCTCAACAAGGACAAGACCAACAAACTCAACAAGCAATCGCAGCTCTTCAGGGAACTGGTGCTGAGGGTATCATTGGTGGTATCGGTCAATTAGTTGGTGCAGGAAACGAAGCATACCTACAACAAGCTGCTCAAGCAAATCAAACTCAATTCCAAAGAGATATGGCTCAAGCAGAGGCAGGTCAAGGAATTGAGGCTAGAAGAGCTGAGAGAGAGTATAACATTGGAACCAATGAGGCACAAGACGCTAGCATTAGAAGAGCTGACGCAGAAGCAAATAGAAATGCTGCTATTGGTAGCGCGTTCTCAGCATTAGGAACAGCGGCTGGAGGAATTGATAAAATGATTGGATTATATAAAGGCACTTCATTAGATCAGAATACATTAGGAGCAAAACAATGGAATCCGGATCAATTTAATCAATTTGGAAAGGTTAATGGCCAAGATTTAGACTTTGAAGCTGTTGGTAAAATGTCAGATGATCAATTAAAAGGTTGGTGGAAAGGACTTAACAAATCACAGAAAAGAATGTTATATACTAATGACTAACATGGTAAGGAGACAAGAATATTACGGATACATTCCATCGGAAGAAAGACTAGACTTAGGTAAACTGACCTCGGATCTTTCTAAAACCATATCAGGTTTTGGTGAAAGACGAGAACTTGAGAAGGAACAACTTGATCAGATTCAAGCAGATAATGCTAAGATTATTCGTGATACTGAGCTTGGAAAAAGTCAGACGTTTCAAACGATGACCTTGGACGCATCTCAAAATGCCGTTCTAAAGATTAACGAGTGGAATAAGTTACTAAAGGCAGGTCAACTAAGCCCTAAGGAGTATAAGCAAAAGATGAGCACCGTAATGGAGAATTGGGGTACATTTGCTAATACTGTTAAGACGTATGACGCTCGTATGGCTGAGATTCAAAAACAACAACAAGATGGTACAGTGTCAGGATTAGCTATTGATTCAAACGAATTCTTTGCTCAAACATCTGATCTAAAAGATAAGAAGATATTTATTGACGAGAGTGGAAATATGAGCATGGGAAGAGTTGATCCAAATACCGGTCAATTAGATCCTCAATCAGTTCAAAGTTTAAGATCAATGGCATTACCTAATAATATGGTATTTGATAAGGTAGACTTAAATGGACAAGTAAGTGCTGTAGTAAAAGAATGGGCGCCATTTCTTAAAGAAGATGGTATCAATACAATTGATGACGTTAGAAAAAATGACGATTACGCAGATAAATTGACTGATCTTGTAGGAGCACTTACTGATAATCCAAGGATGGCTGCAAGTATCTTAAGAGATAATACAGGAGGTAAATATGTTGCATATCTGAACCAAGCAGATTATAACAATAAGATGCTCTCCATGATCAAAAAAGAAAATGATACTAGAAGATTCAAAGAGCTAGAACCAATGACACCTGAGGAAGAAGCTCTATTTGCAGAAGAAGCTTCAAGTAGATTGATTGAAATGCGTAAAGACGCCACAGACACTTATCAGCCTGTACTTACTCCAGCTCAAATGAAAGCAGCTGAAGATGCAGTTATAAGAACTGTAGGTATTTATCTAGAAAGTAAATCAACTCAAGATGAGGTAAGCACTCCATCTAGAAATACATCAAACAACAATAACAATAACACCAACAATAATACAAAGTATGATAGCAAGACTATGGATGAAATTAGATCAATAGTCGCTTCACCGGATTGGAGCAGATTACAAAGCTATAGTGTTGGTGGTAAATATACATTTAAGTCAGGGCCAAATCAAACTATAAATGTTTATCAAAAAAACGCAAGAGGAGAAGATGAATTAGTGACTAATACTACTTTTTACAATGCTGGTCAATTTTTCAAAGGGTTTAGTAATCCAGACGAATGGAAGAAATATGTAGATTATTCCCAAGGTAAAGGAAAAGGAAATACATCAAAATTTAACGGATAATAAATATGAACGAAAAGTATCAACAAATTTATAATTACTTCAAGACTAATAAATTAACCGATCTTGATGCTAATGCGTTTTATAATGCGTATAGTGATCCGTCAAAATCAAAAGAAATTTGGTCATACTTGAAACAGAATAAAATGACTGACCTTGACGCTAATGCATTTCACGCCTCATATTTTGGCGGAAAAAAAAAAGAGGTTTCACAATCAACATTGGATCAAGACAATACTTCATTGGATCGCTTATCCAAAACAACAACAAAGCCTACGGAGTCTTCATCTTTAAAAGGTGAGGGTATATATACCATTCCAGGACAAGCAGAAGGGGTATTCTTCAAGAAGCAAGCAGACGGTTGGTATAAAAAGCAATATGGTGTCTTTGACTATAAGAAAGTCACTGATCCCAATCGTATTAAAAAAATTGAAGCTAATACCGTAGAATATAAACCTCAACCTAAAGAAGAACTATATATACTTCCTAGCAATCCAGACGCTTTATACAAAAGAAGCGGAAATAAATGGATGAAAAAAGTAGGTAACAATTATGTGCCACTAACAGGTGATAAGATAAGTGAGAGAGAAAAGATACTAAATGAACAGGCAAAAAAAGCTACTAAGTTTGATCTAGATAGACTAAATGTTTATGCTCCTGGTGTAGTAGAAAAAGAACCTGAACAAAAATGGGTTGATCCAAATCCTAAAAAAGAACCTTCTCAAAGAGATACCATAGAGTATTGGGATAAGTTACTAGCAAATAAAAATATAGACCAAAAAACATATGACTTCCATGCAGATAGACTTGCGTCAATGGGTCTATATAAGTCAGTAGTAACAGCCGCTAAACCAAAAGAAACTGCTGATAAATCTCAGGAATTATTTGAAAAGACATTTAAGGTTTATGACGAAAATGATCCTGAATTTATAAGACAAGAGCAGATAGACAAGAAACTAACTTTCATAAATTCTGGTTTTGTTGGAATGGATGAAGAGGATGTTGTATCTAAATTAAGAGAAGTCACTAATGGATATGACTATATAGAGGTAGAGGAATCCGGTGCAGGTTACGATGAGGTATTAGTTAAAAATAAAATCACCGGAGAGACTAAGAAAATAAGCTTAGACAACTGGACTTCTGATCGAAACAAAGAAGAATCAAATAGACTTTATGGATGGTTAAATATTCAAATGAATTCTAAGGATTATTCATATGCTTATCAAAAAGTAAAAGATCTAACAGAGCAGATTCGCAATGCTACACCATATGATAGAATAGCATTATCTGAAAAATTGGTTGATGCAGAACTAGTATTAAGCAAAGAAAAAGACAAAAGATCTGCTAAGGCTATGACTGATGAAAATATGGAATCAGCCATTTTTACTAAAGCTGAACTAGAAAATGTTAAGACAACTCTAGCTGAAGTTCAACTAAAATTTGAAGACGTTAAAGCCAAAAAAGAAGACTATGAAGATTGGTCTACTAAAGCAAAAGAAGCTTACGAAGCAGGCAAGATATCACAAGAAGATTATAATAATATCTACTTGCCAAAACTAAAAGAAGAGAAAGAAGCAATAAGGCAAGAAGCTATTAATGTTAATAATGAATACTTACAGGCTAGTAGTGATAAGATTGATATCGATCAAGTTGCTGCATCTAATTACCTAGTTGAATCAAAAAGAGGTAACCTATTAACAGGTACAACATATGCATTTTTAAAAGGAGCTGAGAACTCTTGGAGGTTTTTACTAGAGCAGGATACTTCTCTCAATGAAGGCGACCTACAAGGATTTTTAACTCAATTAGCTCCAGGGTCAGTAAGTGATGTATATACAAGCAGTGAAGGTAGATCAACACTTGAGACTTTAGTTTTTGGTCTTGCTGAATCTGGAGGATCTGCCATTGCTGGTTTAATGACAGGATCACCTGGAGGTGCTACTTTAGGTTTATATGCCGCATCATATGTGAACATGAAGGACCAAATGAATGCGCCTGAGTTTAGAGATATTCCAGAAATTCAAAAAATATTAATGTCGGCAACGTTTGGTGCCACTGTTGGATTACTTGAAAAATATGGATTATCCAAGATGTTTTCTAAGTCACCGGGAGGAAAGGGATTAACAAACTGGATATTAAAACAGGTTGTAAAAGAATTGCCTGAAAACGCTACAGCTGAAATGTTTGAGCTAGCTGTAAAGAACAACTATAAAGCTGCATTAGCAAATGGATTTATTCAAGTAAATGCCGCTGGATTTATTGAGGGATCTACAGAATTAGGACAAGAATCTTCTGACATGGTATTAAAGGATGTCTTTAATGAATTGAATGGCAAGAAATATTTTGAGAATCCTAAAACGTGGGGAGAAGTATTTGATCGTTTAGGCACTAGCTTTAAATTAGGTTATTTAGGAGGTGCTGGAATGAACTCAATAACTCAGACAGCTCAGACATCAAAGACAGAAATTACAAAGTATCAGCTAAATAATATTGAGGACCTAATTACAAATCCAACTACAAAGGAGATCTATAAATTAAACATAAAGGATCAGGTATTATTAGGAAATATGACTGTAAAAGATGCTAAGCAAGTATTAAGCAATCTTGATGAACTTGAGGCTACAGTAAATAAGATTCCAAAAGAAATAAAAGACGAGAGTAAATACCAAGCGTTCCAATTATTAAATGAACGTGATAACTTACAAAAAGAAATAGCCGGGAAAGACCCGTCGCTTGTTGCTGCTCAGACTGAGCGCATCAATGCGATTAATGAAGAATTAAAAACAATCAGTAAAAATGCCGTACAAGAGCGAAGCACAGAGGAAGTTCTTCCACGCGAACCAGAAACAACTGGAGAAGCAGGGGGTCAACGTGAAGGAATGGGACAAGGCGTCCAAGGGGAAATCATTACCGAAGAAGGTCCAATCACCCAAGAAGAAAAAGTAAAAAGAATATCAGAGCTAGAAGGAATGATAGCATCTGATAATGCTTCAAAACAAGAAGTAGGACAAGGTAATTTAATTCCTGAGGCAAGGCAATCCATATTGGAAGAACTTCAAACTTTAAAGGAATCTAAACAAGAAGAAAAAGTCCAAGGGAAAGAAGTAAAAGTATTTGATCTTGATGGTAAGAAGTATGAGGTAACTAATGAGTCTACTACAGATTTAGAGACAGGAAATCTTGTACCAATGGACTTGGCTACTCAGATACAGCAAGAGGGAGTATTACTTGAGACCAAACCTATCCAAGTTAAAGAAGTAACTGAAGTAGCTCCTAAGGCTGAGATAGGTGGTATCATTAGAGGTTATGAATCAATATCTGAACAAGATAATGTTGGTGACGTAAGGTCTCAATTACCTAATCAAAACCAAGGCATAGCCGTAGTAGAAGGCAAAGACGGCAATCAATATGCCGTTGCGTTCTCTCGTAAAGGTGGTGATGGTAAAAATATCTTCGAGCAAGGAGTAACAACTCCTCGTCCTGGATACATATCAGCATCTGTTAAGATTGAGGAGAACGCTACACCTGAACAAGTGCAAGCAGCTCAACAGGAAGCTCAGAGAAACCTAGATGTAATCCTACCTACCGTTGTGGGCGGTGCAATTAATGCACAGACCATCAATGATGTTATGGCACAGCAAGCTCCTGTAGTTCAAGCAGAGACGGTAACTGCTCCCGAAATGGGAACAACTGCTGAGGTTGATCAAGTAGCTGTATACAGAGCTGAGGAACAGGCTGAACTTCTTAAGGCTATACCTAAAATAGAAAGCTACAAAGTAAATGGCGAGATAGATAAAACTCTTATGCCTGCTAAAGTTTTAGCTAAGTATAATGAGATATACAATAAGTATGATAAACTAATAAGTCCTTTATTAGAAACTACTACTCAACCAAAAGCAGCTATTGCTTCTGAGAACGAAATTACTGAAAAGAACGTCAGAACGATGTCTGTTAAGTATAAAAGAAATCCAATCGTTAGAACGGCTACAAATATACTTAAGGCATTACCTGGTGTTAAGATATACCTCCACGAAAATACGGATCAGTATAGCGATGCGATAGCTAATAAGACAGGAGAGAACAAGCAATCAATTGAAAGCGAGTCAAGTGCTGGATCTTATTTTGATGGAGAGATTCATTTAGATATGTCACAAGCCAATACGGTAACATTATTACACGAAGCTGTTCACCATGCATTAATGGTAAATGGTGTTAAGGGTAAATATATTATCGACATGGCTAATGGCCTTAGAGGTATCATAAAAGACGAGGCTAGGCTTGCTGAGTTAGATGCATTCATTGAACGATATGAAGGAGAGACAGATCAAGAAACACTAGAGACAAGGTCCGATGAGTTTGTTGCTCAGTTGGGTGGTATCTTGGCCGCAAACCAAGAAGAGTTAACTACGACAGGGCTCACTAAATTCAAAGCCTTAATCAATAGATTGTTTAAGAAACTTGGTCTTGGTAATGTATTTACTAAGGAATCTACATCTCAGGATGCGGTGAACTTTATTAATGCAGTCACTAGAGGATTGAACGTTGGTGAGGACATAACTCAGTTAGAGCCTTATTCAGTTGGTGAAGCTGCAAGCGTTAAGCCTAACGCTCCAATGAAAATTAAGTATCAAAGAAAAGCAGAATATGATGTTGACTTTGTAACAAATATCCCTACTAAAAGCTTAAAAGATGTAGTTGATAAATACGACGGAAAAGTATTTATGATACAATCAGATGCCACAGGAGTTGGATATGACTCAAATGGAGATCCAATATATGGTGGTGTTGGATACATAGCTATAAAAGAAAATGTCGATGGTAAAATTGGCTTTGCTTCTGTAGATATGACGACAGCAAAAACAACTATATCTAAGATGGTTAATAGATATGGGCCAAATGAAAAGATAGCTGTTTTAGTTATGGTTCAAAACCCTAGCTCAACTGTTGGTAATTACTATGGTGGTAAATATTTTGGACGAGGATTAATAGAATTACAGAAACAAAACAAAACAAACTACAAAGCAATATCTGATTCATTTGTAAATTTCATTGAGTCTAAGCAGTCAGTTGTTGATGCTTTGAATAAAAATAAAACACATCAAAAGTTAATTGAGCTTATTAAAAATCCAGGGAAATTTGATGAGGTTGGTTTTGCTCAAGAGTTTGTCAAAGACACTACGTTTGATGTAAGAAGAGAAATATTAAAAACATTATTGCCTGAAAAGGCTGATATAAGAACCAATAAATCTACGCCATATATTAAACAGTCATTAAAAGACCTAGGGTTTAATAGAATGGCATTCTTAAATGAATACGGTGATAATACTTTATTCACTGAAGAGATGTACGCTTCTGATGAAGGTGGTTTATTAGCTGCTGGATTTGAGATGACATTACCTACTTCTGAAGGTATAGATCAATTTATATCAGGTATTGATAGCAAAGGGATTAAACACCATTTGTTTAATGGTAAATTACCATATACTGATGAGTCATTTTTATTAGATGGTCTATATCCAGTGAATGAAAACTTTAGTGAGTTTGCTAAATCACAAATGGTTTTTAATGAGGAAAACCTTGACAAAGACCGATTAAAGAAAATAGTACAAGAGAAATTTCCTGAGGATAAATCATACGATGATAAATATACTAGGGTAAACTCAAAGAATTTTGTTAGAAGAGAAGATAGAACATACACTCATTTAACATCTCCAAATAAGATTAAGTTTAAGGCTGAATTACAAGAAACAAATCCTCAATATTTTAAGGAACAACGTCCTGATGTATCTACAGATATTGCTAGAGGAATGGGATTCACAGCTGAGAAAGGTGCAAAGCAAGAAGCATTAGCTGAGAAAGCAAGAACAAAAGGATTTACCAAACGCAAGAAACAATTAGTATATCATGGAGGTGATATTGTCAATGAATCAGATTTAAAAAGCAACGAACCTTTATACGTTTCAAAAGACAAGAAACAAGCTGAACTATATGCTAAGGATAATAATGGTAAGGTAGTTGAATTTGATATAGATGAAACAAAACTAGCTGACGAAAAAATTGCCTTTGATTTGATCAAGGAGTTAGGACTAGAAGCAGGTGAAGGATGGAATATTGATGAGCTTAATTTATTTGAGTTAATCGACCCTAGATTTGAAACATCTATGAGTGAGTCAGATACCAAGAAACTATTTAATGAGTTAAATAGCAGAGGGTATGATGGCATTAAATTCATAGATACAAACCTTGAAACGCTAAAGCAAGATATCGAGAACTATGTAATTATAGATCCAAAGAAAACTTTATTCTCTAAGCAAAAGATCAAGTTCCAAAAAGCACCAAAAATTTTGGGCCAAAAGCCTAAGGTGGTGATTGTGAACGATGAAGCTAAAGCATTAATCGGTCAGATCAAACTAGAGGTCAGAGCGCAAAGAGAACAAAAGAAAGCTCAAACTGAAGTTAGAAAGTCAATCAGTGATAGCGTTAAAGCAATGGTTAAGAAAGGATCAATCAACCTTAAGCAAGCAAGCACTGTTATTTCTACCCTTAATAGGGTGAACTTAGATAACCCTGAGATGGTTAAGAGGTTCAACGACTATGTAGCTAAAGTATTTGACAAGGCGGAGTATATTGACAAAGTAGAGCGTGCTACTAGAATGAAGAATAAGATTAAGAAAAATCTTAAAGGCGCTTCAAATCCATTTGCTATAGCAGCAAAAGGGTTTAGTCAACTAAATCCTAAGTGGGTAGAAGATATCGACGACTACATAGAGGTAGCACAAGCTATATATGACTCAGTTAGAAAAAGCCAAGCGGTAAAAGGTGTAATTAACTGGAAGAAAGAAGCTGACTTCCAAATGGTTGCTCAGTATGTTTTTGATGAGGAGGCTAGACAAACAGAGATTTTGCTAGGTAACTTGAGAAGCCTATACGAAAGAATTACCGGTAAACCAAGCGATAATGTTGCAGCTGATGTTATGCAGGCTGAACTAAAAGACTTGAAGGTTCCGGAAGATTTTAATGCTGAGGTATTAGACCAAATTGAAGAGAGGCTTGCTGAGTTTGAGCAGATGGTTGAGGATTCAGATCCTGATATTGTTAAAAAAGCTGCATCAATTGATCCGACAATCATTCCGACCAAAGAGTCGATTAGAATATTGGATGCCTTAGACACATACTTCACAAATGGATCTATCGCTGGACTTAGTGAATTAATGAGTCTTTACATTGGTAAAGAGAATGTCACTAAGTTCAAGGGTAAAGCAAAACCTTTGAGAGTACTTAGATCTAAAGGACTAGCTCAAATTAAGTTCAAGGCACTATCTCAACTTAATTTAATACTTGAAAGAAAGTTCAGAACAAAAGAGGCGTTATTAGCTTATAAGAAGGCATCAGGTATACAAGACATTGAGAACGGAGCAAACAAAGCCGAAGCTCAAGCCATGAAGAAACAAAGAGAGTATTTGTCTAAGTTTGGTAAAGTAAAAGGATTTAATACTGCCGAGAATATATTCCAAAGGGGAGCACTTGCAAACCTATTGAGAACAATGGTTGCTAGTGAGGAATTACAGCAAGAGGAATTTGATAGAAATATTACTATCTTAAGAAACTCAGTTGATACACTAAGCAAAGGAAATTCAGTTGATCAGAAAAAAGCAGTTGTATATAAGAAGGTATTGACTGATCTTGGGGTGTTTAGAGATGACGTCAGTATAGACATGGTTTTAAGTAAGGCTAAGAAAGAAAACATTGAAGCTGTTAACTTTGCTATAGATATGTTTGCCGACATAGTTGATCCATTAAGTGACTTAGCTCTTGGTATGTATAATCAAATACTTACTCAAGATATAAACTATACCCCTTATGTTTATAAGATGACTGACCTTAAAAAAACCTTTGGGTCTAATCAAGATAATTCAACAATGGATTTCTTTGGTATATCTAACTATGCAAATCAAACATTTGATAAGAATAAGGCAGGTATATTGATGCCAATAACAAGACCGAAAAATTTGCAACAAGGTATGCATATCGACCTTGACTTTGATAACAATATGTTTAGGCAGTATAGAAATGCATTAGTTGACTTATATACTGCTGGACCTATCAGACAATTTGAAGGGTTCTTTAACTCAGAGGAAAATGAAAAAATCTTAGGATCTAATGAAGACCTAGAGATTATAAAGGGAGCAATGATTGACTATGTTAGAACTAAGAAGGGAAGTAATTTTGTTACTGACGATGGTCTAGCTGTCTTAAATAAACTAACAGACTATATGGCTCAATTTGGCGCTGCTCGTGCACTTGTTGGGATTGGTCAGTTTGTAAATCAGTTCTCATCTGGTATGACCAATACGATTATAAACGCTGGAGAATATATCAGACCTACTGATTTTTCTAAGGATGTATTTGAATTTATATCTAAATCAGGTAGATCAATTGCAAACGTTGGAGGAGACGAAATACTTGTGGCAATGGGGGAAGTTGATAAGTCAATCGAAAAAGCTGACTTAAACAATAGACCTGATCAATATGTATTGAAATTTATCGCTAAGGAAAATATGCGACTGTTTAATATAATGGTTGCATATCCAGATGCTATTGCTCGTAAATTAGCATGGATGGCATACTATCGTAAATCATTGGTTGAGCAGGGATTGCTTGGATTTACTGAGTCAGTTGATACTACTAAGCCAGTAAATGACAAAGCAGCTGACTATGCTCAGTTAATGGTAGATAGAAACATGGATTCAACAGATGCCGCATTAAGAGGTAAATTATTCACAAGTAAGAGCTCGGCTGTAAAAATACTTAGAAGTATATTCTTCCCATTCGCATCGTTTGGTATCAACCAAAAGAACAGGATGTGGAACGACTTAAACTCGTTGTTCTCAGGTAAAGATATTGCAACTTCATCTAGATCACTTGTTTCAATTGCTGGAGAGATTGCTGTATATAATTCAATTAGATACTACATAGCTAAGGCAATATTAACTTCAGCTCTTTCAGCATTAGGCTATGATGACGATGACCAAGAAGAACTATACAATAAGCTATTAAATAATGCAAAACTCAGCTCTTATTCTAAGTTATTTACAGACATTATTTCACCTGTTCCTCTGCTAGATAATTACACGTTAATGTTGGCAAATAAGACTATGAAGGGAAGTAGTTTATTCAAGGCTGATCAAAAACAAGTAGAGGATTATGTTAATAAACTGAAACAAAAAGGCAATCTTACGGATGACGAGATTGAAGAAAAGAAAAAAGCCTTTGAAGAAAAGAATGCTAGAAGCTTCTATATTGATACAGAGGCTAATAAAGGGTCATTAAGTATTCAGTGGGAGAAAGGAGTTGAATTGTTAGAATTGTTTAATGCTTGGAACAGTGGTGAATACACTGATAATTATAACAATGAAAGGTTCTTATCTAAGGAGTCTAGAGATAAATTAACAGCCCCGCTTATGATGAAATTTGCGGCTACTATTTATGGTACTAGAGAGCTTGATCAGATTGCTAACAAGTCATTCAAGATAGTCAAAGACGCTGAGTCAATGTCTAAAACTCAAAAGGAGAGCTATAGTGAAGTTAAAAAGGAGCTAGGTCGTGACTTAAATGAGTTCGAAAGAGATCTTATTAAGACAAAGAAAACTACTGAGACAGCTATTGATGAGATTAAATTTGTCGAAAGAAATGGGGGTCTAAGAGGTGATCAAAAGTCTGAGTACATCAAATTACTAGAGATAAATCCATCGCCAACAAAAGATATGTTGAGAGACATTCAGAACGGAATGAAGGCTGATCAGATAATCAAAAAAAGTAAGGGGTAATAATCTTGCGGTCCGAGTGCATGTCTACATTTTGGAAGACAAATCCGGACCGCCCTTTTTTGAAGTTTGTTTGTACCCACTCTGAGCTCGGCGAGAATGCCGGGTAGTTGAAGTAGTCAAATTCATCTGAAGTGCACATGTCGAACAGGCACTGGTGCGAATCTCCTTTACTGAATTCAATGAACTTACATTTTCTGAGCTCTTCATTGTGTCTAATGTATTGAGATATTTTTTCAGCGCCTCTTGGGTCAAGTTGTGGTTTGAATCCGAACTTAAGGTTCCTGGAATCTTTACCATGCGAAATGATGAATCCATGATCACCTATTATGTAGTGGTTTAAAAATCGTTGATGGTTTATTACCGTAACGTTTGAATGCTTGCAGTCAACAATATGTTTAAATGCTGCATTAACAACATAGCCAAAGGCGCCTGAATGGTTATCCTCGCACATGTTGTTACATGTAATGTGTTTATATACACTTGCTAGCTTGTCAATTAATAATACTTTAGCCTTCAATCCAACTTCAAATGCTTCTTCGTTGGTCATATTCTGAGGTAGTTTGTGGCCCTTACGCGTCGTTTCACCATCCCATCCATCCATGAAGTCACCTAACTCATCAATGATCAAGTAATCGCTCTTTTTATTACCTACAACAAACGAAACCATCTCATCAATCTGCTTGTTCAATACATCAGCATTCCAATCGGTAGCATATAACGCCAAGCCTTTACGACTGGCATCCATTCCGACGTGGACATCTGTCCAGATCAAACGATCGAATGAATTTACCGGGTGAACATACTTCTTGATTAATGGAACATATCCATCCATGCAATCAGCTATGATCTTGTCATAGTCAATCTCAGATACCTTGTAGTTAGGATTCTTAATAAAGAGGGAGGCTTCCTTTGACTTGAGCCACATGTATGGTACTGAGCTTGGGCTTATGCCTAAATTTTCGCATGCGTCCTTGACTCCTTCATCACAATCAACATTCTTGCTTAATGTCCTAGACACCATAACACGCATGGTGTTTTCGCTAGTGTCAAGATTAAATTCTTTGATCAGTATCCGGCCAATCTCAGCCTTGTTGGTTACACCACTTGCATAAAGCTCGTGTATCCTTTCGGTATATAATGCCATACATTAGTCTTCGTGCGACCTTTGGAGATCCTTAAGTACGCGGATTAGATTTTGAATGTTTGATTTAAGCTCCTGTGTATCGTCGTCTATGAGAGACTCGTAGATGCAATCGGTAAGATCATTGATCTCCGTCATCATCAAGTTTACATAGTTTACACTGCTCATTTACAAACAAATATATCAATTTTTAACATTGTGGCATAATCCTGACAAATATTTTTTTGATAATACTTCGTATGAAATTCTGTACTTATCTATATGATCTCTTCTAATTACCTTCTTAATGAAGTATTCGCTCATTAATTTGCCTTGACTATCTATAGCAATTGGTATATTATCTATGACCTTATCAATCTTTAATAGCTTGGTCCCTGCCTTGATCGGCATCGCTTTTATCCGAACACTTATAGCATACACTCCTTCCATCTTCCTTATAACTTATGTAAAAACCAATTGCTACAATTGCGTTCATGCCGATAGAGCTAACTACCTCTACCACATCAGCATAGACTGTAGTCATTAAGTGAATGTGACCGATCGACCAGAACGGAATAGCTAGGTTCTGACTGATCCAAATGACTGTGTATCTTATAAATCCTTTAGCCATTCTCTGAAGTAGTTGCCCATATTGATGATGTCATGGTAGAATTGTTCTAACTCTTTATCTTCCTCACCTTTCATACGCTTGTAGACCATGTCGCTATTCTTTTCTACCGCCTTAATAAAATCATTACCGGCTTTCTTAATATCACGGCTATAGACCACAGGATAAATAGTTTGAAGGTCCTCCATGAAATCCATCATCACTGGTAAAATACCTACCAAGGCTGCCAGCTTCTTGTCGTTCGTTATAGATTTGTTTTTCTTCATCACTTAAAGTATTATAATCATATTTAACTTCATTTAACATTTCTTCTTCAGTAAGGTAGTAAGGCTCGTCTTTATGTCCTATCTCCACTCTATGTAGCTCTACGTTAGCTGTTAGTGAGCTTAGGTACTTCCTGCTTAACGCATGTGTGCCTACACCTATATGCTTTGCTATGTATTCTACTGATTTCCCTTCAACTGTTAGTTGTCTAATTACTGTCCTGTTCTTTTCAATAGTCAAGGAATTCCTCACCATTGTAGACTCTTGCTGAGACGCCGTGCCTTTTAATTTCATTTATCCTATATACTTGTAATGGCCGTGGCTTTTGACCAGGCCGTTTGACTTCTATGAATTCTACGTCTGAGTTCTTTGGTATTGCTATGAGGTCCGGGATTCCAGTCTTGTTAGTGACCGACAACTTAATGACATAGTAGCCATCAGACTCCAATCTCTTGATAAGCTTCGACTGTATTTGTTGCTCGGTCATGAGCAAATTTAGCAAATCTAAACATACCAAAGGCAGGCTCTTGTACTTTATTTATCAAATGGATGAATATTAAGGGGTTTTCCACCTCATTAAGTAAAATTCCCGGAACTATGTCATCATTAAGTAAAATTCTCCTTATGGTATACTTGTTTCCCTTCTTTATCCAGTTAGGATAAGCGGCCGACACGAACTCAATCATATCGGCCTTTATCGAATCATCGATACATATTACAGTGTCTCCAGGTCGCATACATGCTTTTTAATTGTTGTATCTGTATACCCAGCTGATCGAGCTGTAGATACAAATAACTCTGCTAACTCCCAAAAGTATTCTGCTTCCGGATCTTCTGCTGTGTAGACTCTATCGTCTAGCTCAATTGTTACTTTCATAATTTTAAGTTATAGTTTTCTAGTATGTTTCTTAATTCTATTCTAAGAATTTCAGCTAATGCTCTTTCGTCTGAAGTAGCTTCTCTTTGATCAACGTCCCCATACTTAGTAATCTTTCTAAGTTCTAGGTCTAAATCCAATACAGCGCCCTTCCACTTGTAGCCATCTAAGGCAGTGCGAAGATCTTCTATTTCTTCGTCTCCGTCATATTCAATTGTTGCTTTCATATTATTCTGATTTATATTTTTCTCTAAGTATTTCAAACTCTTTTGCCATTCTTTCCATTGTAATATCTTCTGAGGCTCTTACTAATGCGCCTCCAAACTTAATGGCATCAAACATCTCATCCTCGTACTTTCTCTTGGCTTCTTGCTTCAATGCATACCAAGCTAACTTATCCTTTGGCATCTCCCATAGCTGTTGGTATAGCCACTCTATTGAATTTTCTTTCATATCATATTGTTTTTAGTAAAGTACTCTGCCACCTGACCGATGTCATCGAACTTAATGTTATCAAATTTCTTATCCTCAAAGTTGTACTGCACAAGGCTATGGCTCTTAACCGATCGCTCAAACGTGCAGATCTTACACACACGATTTCTTCCAAGGTCAGTCTTCAATGTGTAGTGTCGTCTGTTCTCGGTGAAGCTATCCAATGATAGGATTCTCCTACATTCAAAGCATTGCTTCATAAATGCATTATTTCTCGTTTAACTTCTCTCCAATAATCAACCTGAGTGGTATGGGCCTCGTGTGCCTCATCGTACTCTTCACAGCACTTGATTACCATATAAACTGCAATCAATGCGCAATCTTTGGCAGATTCATCAACTTCTTGTTTATCTGCTTTTGTATAAGAAAGAATGTTTGAATAAATATCAATTAAATCTTTTGCTTTTTCTTCTGGTGTAATAAATCCTTTTATTTCTTTTATTTCTTTTGGTGTTGCGTTTAATATTTTACACAACTCATTAATTACTTCTTTACTTGTTGGCTTCATAATCCTTCTTAAATATGTTTAACGTATAACTCTTTTTACTCTTGACAGCTTTGTAAATCTTGTCCTCAATGCCACCATTACTGAATACCCAATACACTTTATTGAACTTCCGCTCCATGGTAGTCATCCGGTCTCTCGCTTGCCAGTACGACGTGGCGCTGAAATCAATGTTAAAGAACACCACATAGTCAGCATTTTTTAAGGATATACCCTCACGACCGGACACAATTTGTAAGGCTATAACCTGATAGCCCTCATTGTCGAACTTCTCTAGATCAGTTGTCAACTTATCGGGACCAAATACTTGACTCAGTGCGCTCAGTTCTTCTTTAAACTTGTAGAACACGCCTATTTTTTTGTCGTGCCACCTATTTTTAATGAACTCAGCCTTAGTGGTATCAATCGTCATGCTGTTCCCACTCTCAAACTTCACAGTACCACTCCACAATTGGTGTAGCTTCTGCATCAACTTAACCGGAGTGTCAGCCAAAATAACTTCTTCCTTCCCCTCAACGACCAAGTCGCGCTCTAACTTCTTCACAATCATCTTTGTCTTCTCAGTCATGTCGACATACAAAACCTCCTCCTCAATCTCAGTGCTGAACCCAGCCTGATTCTGCGTGAAGGTGATCATGTATGGTGCAACGGCTGACATAATCTTCAGCTCTATACCACTTGAGTAGTCGTTCACTGCAAATCCATTGATCGTCCGTTGGAACTTCTTAACGTAGTCATCAGCCCACCGGTAGAAATTTTGGTAGCTCAGGAATGGTGATCGGTAGCTTACCCAAAACTGATGGTACATCTGACTGAACGACTCAGGTGTTGGTGTACCCGACAGGAAGATCATTGGCTTATCTCCGAACATCTTCTTGTAAAGTTTAGTAGCTAGCCCAGGCTTAGGGAATGCCCCGAACCTATGGTGCTCATCGTGGATCACTAGGTCATATAAGTGCGCATCGTCTAGCTTATGCATAGACTCGTCATTAATGACTGTTAACTGAAAGGAATATCCAAAATCTGCATAGTCCTTTTGGATGCTTCTAATGGCCTTCTTCTTAGTCAAGAACAATACGTTCTGAGCACCATATAACTTAGCAACTTCTAGTGAGGTTAACGTCTTACCGGTCCTCACTTCCATTGCTAAGTACACGATGCCTTTGCTACGAAGAATATTGTTTGCCTTAGTTGCTATCTCTTTTTGATAGTCTCTTAGCATTTAATTTCTCTAAATTAGAATTGACTTCATCTATTGTTTCTTGATTCACGTCCGGGCTTAACCATAGTAGTTGACGCCTTAACTGTCTAGCCGAATACTCAGGAACGTATTCCATCTTATCGGTAACTCCATTTAAAAAATCGAGCGTGTCCTGGTAGTCCTTTATCATTGCCTCATACTCAGCACGTTGACGACTACCTACCTTTGAAAACCTGATCAATTCATTTGTCAAGTCAAGGCGTTTCTTAATAACTACTAATGTAAAGTCCATACCTAAAAATTTAATTCATTCTGCTTAACCTCTCTAACGACAAACTCAACCATCTTACCATTTGACGATCGATATATCTTTGGCTTACTATCAAACGCATATTCACCATAAGAATCTAACCACCTGTAAAATTTATTGTGAGACATCTTATATCTGCCGTATTGGCCATAGTCAGAATACTGCTCAGTAAATTTATTAAATAATGACTGACCTAATGTTTTGGCGTTTGATTTGGTGTCTAGGTTGTCCCTATCCATACACCACTCCCAGAAGTCTGCCGATGTCTCAGCGATAAACTTACGCGTTCTCAAGTTCTTAAACTCACTGCGAACTAACCCCTTGTTTAAGTATAGCTGTATGTTCTTGATCATGTAGTTGTCAAACCTATTCCATTCAGCCTTATCCCAACCACTGAATAGCATATGATTAAACTCACTCTCAGGTGTATATGACTTTGAATAGTATTGCTTAAACTCAAGGTCCCACTTACGTCTCTCGAATGAATTACCAGCACCTCTAATCGCGTAGTTAGTTGTTATAATAATCTTAGGCGATCGTTCAAATGGAATATGAATCTCATCTTTATTCTTCTTCTCAAGCGTTATCCCCTCAGTAATGATAGAGAACAACCTCTCGAAGTCGAAGTGCCTTGAGACGTCATCAAAGACTAGTGTCTGCGTATCTACCTGAACCCTTTGGTATGGGAAAGACTTTTGAAAGCTGAATCCCTTACCATCTATGGTCACTAGCTTCTTCATGTGGCTGATGGACTTAACAAAGATTCCCTTACCAGTACCACCCTCAGGGTTGTCGCTGATCACCTCATCGTTTAATATAACTGCCGGGCAATAGCTAGGTGGTTTATGTGAGTGCATCAAATACCCAAGCGTTGATTCCATAGACCTTAGGTTCTCAGAACCATCTCCGGATATGTTTGAAACAAACTGCTTGAATTCACACATGGCATCTTCAGACTTAGCAAAGTCTCGATCGATCTTCTGCTTGTCCCATACATGACCTCCTAAGTCCTTGTAGTCTATTCGAATGATGTTATCTCTAGTAACCTTAACAGCACAGTTCTTATAATATAAGTAAGCCTCATCAGGACCATCTTCTTTAAACTTAGCGTCAATCTTTGGCACATAGTTTAAGAATGTCTCAGTGAAAAACTTAGTATTCAATGCAAAGAAGTTGTATACCGACATATCGTCAATGGTTAATAGGTAGTCAAGTACAAAGTCCTTGATCATGTCCTCGTTGACATCGTTGATAGTATTGTCTACCACACGGACGAATACAAACGATGAAGATCCAACTGGGTAGTACTTGTAGAACCCATACTTCTCAAGATACTTCCTGAATAAGAATGGAACCAACTCAACCTTACCCTTGCTAGACTTAGTCCAAAATACATCATCATCTTCCTCATCATCATAAACCTCCTCAACGCCATGTATCTTAGCCACCTCTTCCTTGGGCATACCCATCTTAACATCTCGCTTGATCTGTTGAGTCTTGTCAACATCCTCGTAGAACTTTGTCGCGTGCTTACTGATGTCTCGGTATGCGCTCATGACAATGGTTGGTATCTCCTTATGCATCTCACCTGAGGCATCGATGTTCATCAACACCTGCTGAGCTGTTGCCTGATCAATACCAAACTCATTTAGTGCGGCCGCTAGTACAAACAAGTTGTTGTTGCGTTGTCCAGGTACTAAGCCATAGCTCTTGCTCCACCAAATTGTCAGACGTCTTGTTATCTCGTTGGTGTCATCTACCTTGATCATTGGACGTACCTGAGGCTTATACTCATCCTCGGCCTCTATCTCTGACCAAACGAATGACAGCTCGTTAACGAAGATCTCAGGGTCATACGACTCATAACATACACGGCTGATGTTCTTGCTTGTAACGTCAAACTCATCGCAGTTGTAATGCTTCTGTAAAGAGTTGAAGTACTTCTTATGGTTGGAAGCATCTTTTGGTATCCTTACAAGTACCTTAAGCCCATCGCCTGATGGTGATGTGAATACGCAGTAGCTGTAGTCGTCATCGATCAACTCCTGTCGCTTGGTCTCTAAATGCTGTTCGTCTCTGAATCCATCAAAGTCGATGCATATCAACCCACTATGCTCAAGTATCGCATTGTCTGCTCGTCTGGAGAATGTACCGGAAAAACAAATAGCAGGAAGTTTCTTCTTCTTCTCATTACGGCCTTCTTTGTCCGTCTCTTTACGGACAGCCTCTACTAATTCTTTTGACTTTCCGTTTCTAATTCTCTTGATTGCTTCGCTTACGTCTACATGATATGGTGTGTTGGTGTCATTAATTGATTTGAAGTAAGTTATCATCTTGTAGGAATTCTTTATATTCAGCAATGTCTCGGTTCATGTATGGATCTTTCATCTCTTCCCTGGACTTATAGATATTGATGCCGTGGATGACTGTAGCGTGGTCCCGATTAAATAATTCACCTATCGCCTCCAGTGTCATACCGACTCGCTCTCTCAATAAGTAGAAGAGGTAATGACGTCTATGTACATGCTTTTGCTTTTGCGACTTGGATGCCAATGCATCACGTTCTATTAATTGTTTGATTTTCTCTTCCATTTTATTTATTATTTAATTTGATTCACTACTTGGCAACTTACTTAAAAGCAACCTCTAAAAATGTAACTTACTAAGTGTAGTAGTCCATAGCAAAATACACCCAATATAAATAGTAAGAATATAATTGCCTTTGTTTTCTCTGTCATCTTATTCTGATTTATCATTTCTATTTAATATAAGGGGCAACTTTTACCCCTTTTTGTTTATTGATTTGTTATCAAACATTTGCCACTATTTTCATTTACTGTCTTTTGTTGGCGTTAAAATAACCACCCGACTTTAGCTTGGTGGTCATGTGTAAGCGCGAATACACTTAGCCTTACACAGCTAGATAGAATCAGTCAGCTGTCCTGTCTATCGTACTCCCACTAGTGTGCATCTAAGAGAGGCAATGGGGTGCTATAACTTAAGCTCTTCTTTCACAATCAACTTCTCAAGATACAACGTCAAGTCCTGAGCCTCCTCCTGGGCATGGCGTAGCCAATCCAAGACTGATAGATCTTCCCGGTCCATTGTTGTGCCGTACTTGTTGATCCCAGTTTGGGAGCGTTTCTTATATTTATTGATTACTGATTCGACAATAGAGTCGCCAAGCGAGCTGTCCACAGTTGATGTAGATGTCCAATATTTCATTTGATTTGATTTAAAAAAGATAGGATGTCCATGCACACCTACCTAGAATTTTTCCCCACATGGAGGGCTAACCTCAGAATTCTAACTGAAACCTAAACTAAAGTCAAAAGATATAATGTCTCGTGTACTAATCCGAGCATCTCATCCATAATGTTCTGGAGGTCAGAGCTGTAGTTAGCACGCTCAGCCTCAATAAGTTTCTTCATCTCTTTCATGTGAGACACTGCATCCATGTTCTTGGACTCAGGAATTGTAAACTCAACTCTCTTGTTACCACCGAAGTACTTCTCAGTAAATGAGTCAGTTAAGTCAAGGATCCCATCATAATAAGCATTCAATGCCTTGTGCTCAGCGAATGATGTAGTTTGTAAATGCGCGATATGCATCATGTCGCGAGATTGGAACAATTGTCCGATAAATTTGTTTGGTGCCATAATAAGTTTTTAACAAAGATAAGAATAATAGGGGGATCGCTCCCCCTTAATATTAGAATGGTAAGTCCTCTTCCTCTGAAGCAGGTGCCGGTGCAGGCGCCCCAGCTACGTTGAATGCCTCGATTGTAGAGAAGAATTTAACCTCACCTTGTGGGCTTGTCCACTCACGTCCCTTAAGACTGAATGAAAACTCAACCTCTTGACCTTCAATTAAACTATCAGCTAACGAACACTTGTCCTGGACAAATGTAAATGGGATGTACTGAGGATATTCAGTCGCTCCATCTGTTAATACTACCTCACGTTTCTTGAACTTGTCAGACACTTGATTTGTCGCGCCAACCTTGTGGACGATCCCTTTGAATTTAAACATATTTATTGATTATTAGATTACAAATTTTAAAACTATCATTAAGATAACTGCTATTAAAAATACTGATATAGACGCAAGAGAAATTGCTGATTGATAGTCATGTATCTTTTCAATTACTTCGTCAACCTCCTCAACTTCCCATGGTAGGAAGTATAGTGATGAAGTCTTACCCTTTATTATCTCAACGTCTACATAATACCCACTGTAGTCGGAATTAACCTTGACAGCATCGAATGTCTTACCCACCAAGTGATCAAGGCCTACATACGTCTTAGCTGATTTGATTCTTACTTTCATAAGTTCTTGTTTTTCAGGTACTTAATATACTCGTTTGCATATTTCTCAGCTGACTCAAGCCTAGCCTCCATGAACTCAATCTCCTCATCAGTCAACGTCAACATCACCCTGGTCACCAACATGTTGTCAGGTAGGTGGTCCACATAGTGCAGTTGGTCTCCCTCCCACTCAGGAACTAACTCCTCAGGTGTTGAACACAATACAAATGCTACCACACCATTACGCCAATCTTTACCAGTCATCTTGCGTAGCATGTACAAGTAATGTTTAACCTGCCAATCATACCCTGACTCCTTAACTTTCTTGGTAGCCTTCTCTATAGTCTTCGTGAATGTCTTCTTATTCCATGAACTTTTCACGTCAAGTACCAACATATCACGCTCGTCAACAACGTCCGGATGACCTTTCGATATGCCGTACTCAAGCGATGCATACATGTCACCATCCTCCAACTTCTTGTAGTCAGTAAAGAACAATCGGTTGTAACGCTCAATTGATTGCTCCTCAACAGCCCAGCCCTTCTCAAGCTCGCGCTTGTCTAACTCTACATGGTACTCATACATCTTCTCGTCAATGATCTCCTGGATCAATGTCTTAGCACCCTCAGGTAGCTCATTGGCATCCTTCTCCTTCTGTTGTAGCCTATCTCTCTCCTCTGCCTGCTTAACTGTTAACTGTATCTTTGATAGGTAGTCACTCAATGTCTCCTTCTGCTTAGGCGTAAGCCCTCCAATCGGTCCTGAAAAGAGAGCGCTACATTTGGATGACCTAATTCGAAGCATCCTTCAAAGCTTTAACCTGATCGTCAGTCAATTCGTAAGCATCAGCGATTTTATCAAAGGTTGATCGTCCGTTCTTAATCGAGTCAACCGCGGCATCCAACTTAGTCAGTTTAGCCTTGGTCTTCTGAGGGATTGGTCGTGTGCTGAAACGCAACGCATCAACCAAGCCTTGTGGACTCTTAACCTTCTCAGTCGTCAAAACGATTTGCTTGCCGATGTAGTCGTCCGGATTGAATGACCCAAAGAATGTCTCTAATCGCTTGAAGTTTGTCCGGTTGCACACCATAGCCTTTGGAAACTCCTTAAGCTTGGCGAATACCTTGTCCTCCTTACCCATCTCTCCGACCATAGTGTCGGCATAGATGCGCTCGATTGTAACGACCTTCGGCTCGTACTTACCGGCTACCTCTAGGTCCCATGCCCCAAGGTATTTGTTGTCTTTCATTAAATTTCTCCAGTGCATAAGTTATTCTGATTTAGTTTTTTCAAGTTCTTCAAGTAAATCATCAGCTTGTTTTACTGCTTCCTCTGCTATTTCTTTTCTTGAAGCAGAAATAACAGAACAAGCCATTAATCCTTGCATAGCCAATCCTGCAAAGTATTCGCGTTTAGTTAAACCATTTAACCCTTTACGACCAAGTTCAATAAAATTTATTGGTTCATCTCCGTTATTTCTCATGTTATTTAATTTAAGTCTACAAATTTATTAAAACGTTTCTTATATTCAAAATATTTCAACAACAATTTTTCCCTTTGAGCGTATATTTTTTCAGTAGGCTCTTCATTGTTGAGCGCTAGCTTCATTTGGTAGTTAGCCTTGATCAACTTGGAATCAATGATGTCGATGTTTACCTTCAGTATACCTGGGTACCAACCCAAGTTCTCGAACACCTCATACTGCTGAGGTGTAACCTTAACAAACTTCTCTGAGTTTGTCATGGTGTTCTGAACAATTATGTCACCACTTTCATTGAAACGCTCGATGCGAACGCCCTTGTCAATGTAGTACATCGACCTCTCAGTCGTGTACATGGTGACATACTTGTCAGATATTAAATCATTCCACGCCTTCATACACGATTGTCATAAAGTCCTCTTCAATCTCAAAGTATTGATTCTCTCTGAATACTAAGCGAACGACATACCCACTAGTTGACTTTGCAACATAAACCATGTACACCATATCAGGTTGATCAGGTTTCATTAAGTGGTTGTTGATCATCGGGTCGTGTTTCTTATCTACGCCAATTGTAGATAGGTTGACGTTGTTAATTCGCAAAGCTTCCTTGCACATGTCAATGGCGTTCTGCTTGTCCATTGAATAGTAACTGAAGTTGCCTGGGCTATCCTCTTGAAAGCCCTTGATTGGAACCCATTGTGCGTTGGCACTCCCTGCCAACAGCAACATAATAAATAATTTTCTCATTTTAAAAGGTATTGATTAGTAAATACAATTGTGTAAAACATCATACCGATAAATCCGGTAGATACGCCTAGATATCTCACTACCGCGTAGCGAGAATGTGCCGTGATAAACATCAAGGCGCAAAATAGAATTGCCATGGTTAGTTAAGATTAAATTGTTCGATAATGATTTGAACTCTACATTCTTCAATGGACTCTATGTCCATGTCGAAGAATAACATAAAGTATACAACGGCAATGCTCTTGTTGGGAGCCATCACTCGTGTGTGTTTGCCGTTGTCAAACTTTATGTCGTAAGCAGTTAACATTGGTGTATTATTTCTTGCTTACAAATATAAACTATCTGATTAGAACATTCCTTCTGGAATTTTTTAATTGCGTCCTGATAGCTTGACGCTTCGATGTTAATGCCTGAGCATTTTATCCCATCACAATCACCATTTGTGAGGAGGTAGCAGATGTGATACATTAGTAGTTGAATTTAATTAGACCCCATAAAATACTTGCCGTGCGAACTCTACGTCGCGTTGTTCGTTTGATCGGTTGGACTACCTTCCTTTCGACTGGCCTTTCATACGTCTTGCGTAGATTCGCATGCACCCGATTGGCAGTTGTCTTTGTTGGCACGTCGCCTACCCAACTGTACTTACCTTTCTTACGCTCGATCAATCCAAGCCTTACGCATGATGATAACATCGTGCTATGCGCACCTGCTTTCTGCTTGATTTCTAAAAGTGAAAATGGTTTGTTTTGTTCATGCATGTATCTCAATACTGTCATGTACTTTTCTTTCGTTTGTGCTCTCATGTTAATACAATTTTAAATTTACCGATTTGAATAATAATGTTACCATCTTCATTGACAACTGCCCTATGATGATAACGCCTGATTAAGTCTTTGTTTCGTTTCATCTCACCTTGCCTGAACTTATACCCGAACAAGGTGTACTTTGCATAGAACCTCATAGCTTTATGAATATGCCGTGAAACAAAAAATGAATAAGTATCTCCTTATCCTCAATCGAATAGCTAACCGCAAATCCGATTGTCTTAGCTGATGACCAGCTCTCAACTATCTCTACTTTCATAATAAAATTTTAATGTGTCTGCTAACTCGTTCTGTTGGCCGTTATGCATCGCCTCGTAATGATATGCCTCACTGACATGGTCAATGAACATTTGTCTATGCTCCCGATTTGGGAGCGCGTTAAATAATTCTAACGACTGCTTCTTTTGGCCGTTAATTTTACTCTCTAGGATGTAGTCGAATAACTCATCCCACGTTTCGAAGTTCAAGTCTTGTGGTTGCATCGTTATAAAATTTAGGTGGTACAATAATGAAATGGTTTACACAGAAAACGTTTGACGTCTCAGATGTTACAACTTTTACCGGAATTCCTATAGCCTTTAGCTCAGCTAATTTTTCCTTGATCAACGCCTGAGCGTTTGGATATGGACTGTCGTCCCACCCTCCTGTGTCCGGTTCCATGTGAACTGAATAGATTGGTTTTGAATATCCCCTCCAACCGTCTAAGCGAATGTACTCGCATGTCATGTCGAATATCTCGCCGACATGCTTTGCCTCAGGCTGAACGTTGTCGTTTACCTTTGTCATATCGCCGTCCCATTTCTCGCCGTTCAGGTAAGGAGTTTTTTTATGTGAGTAGACACGAGTATCAGGTAGCATGTTTAACCATTTGTTTGTCGTTCTGGTTGGCCAGCCGGCATTCGATACATACATTCCGTCTTCGCGGTGCTCCGCGATTAAGTTGCCGAATAGGTAGAGCGAACGGCCGTCTGTTTGGCCGTTGCCTTGTTTTTTCTTTTTGCCTACTAAAAAGGCTTCGATTACTGCGTTCATAATGTTGGTTTTGGTGGTTTAATGTTGGTTTTTGGGTAGTTAGTGTTGGTTTTATGTTGATTTTTTTTTCTTAATCCCTTATTCTATAAGGGTTTATGTCAGAATGTTAATTTTACCCCCTACTATAGAAAAAAAATTAAAAATTATATATAATACATAGAGAGAACGTATCTCTCTATGTGTGTAAAAATATAAAAGTCGAGGTTCATTTTCGACATTCTGACATGAACGCCTGATAATCAGGCACTTACGTCAAAAAAATCAACATCAAATCAACATGGGTTAACATAACTTGTTGATTGTGAGGCACAAACGTAACATACTTAAAGTAAAGCTTTAATCAACGATTAACTTGCCGTACTTTTGTAAGACCGGGGGTTGCTCCCTTTCGAACTGCTCTACACTGATTGGTCTGAAAGGTCTAGGTTTTGGTCGGTCGCTTAGTTTCATTACTGCAACGATCGACATGCCGATTATTATACCGACTGCTAGGATTGTTATGTTCTTCATGTTGTTTGGTTTTAAAATTCTTCTACTCCGGATGCTTCTAATAGTTCTACGTCATCTTTGTCGATATATGCCGACAAGCTTTGTAGTTCTATTAACTCGCCCCAACTTATTCTCTCTGATCTAAGCTCTTGTCTTAGATATTCTAGTCTCTCTTTCATATTACATCAATTAAATTTAGTTCGACAATGTGGATTGCATCGGTATCAGGACACCTAACTATGTACTTGTTAGATGTCCCGGCTACCTGACCAACTAATTCGTAGTTTCCAGTTAATACTGATTGACTATCGTCAATGAGTATTGTTTGTTTGTTTTGTAGTTTCATAGTTCTGCTGTGAATTCGCAATATCCATTCTCGTTTAGGCAGTCAAGAATTTTCTTGCCTAATACATAGTCCGCATATTCGCTTAGTTTATTTTCGTCAATTCCGTTTCCAATTAAATTGTCATTGGTATAAGAGTAATTTGTAGCAAAAAAGTCTTCCATCAATTTCAATTGGTCACCTAATGACTTTTCTATTCTCTTTAATTCAGCCTCAACGCCTGGTTTATCCTCTTCGTTGTATTGGTATTCGATGTACTCAGGCACATGTCCTGTTACACCAAATCTATCTGCTGAGTGGCTTGATTGGACACCGAACCAAAACTTGCCTTCGATGTCCCCGTTATAATATCTTCCCATGATTTCTATTTTTTAAAGTGTGTATTCATTTCCTTCTGCATCGTAGTACTCCTCGTCAATATCGTAGAAGTCCCATTCCGTGTAGTAGTACATATCTTCATTGTAGAAGAACTCCAACAACTTATCAACATCGTCTTCATCAATGTCTTGTGAACGTTTGCCGTCCGCATTCTCCCAATCTAATGTCTTTAAGTGTCTAATTAAATCCTCTCTCTCAGCGAAGCAAAGTTCGCCGTCTCCGAATACATATCCCTCGTTCATACCACGCCCAGTGATATCGCAACGTCTTGCAAATTTTTCCATAATTTCTAGATGTAAAGAGTTGGACTATTTGTTACTATTTGATAGATTGCAAAGCTGATTGCATACACTAATGTGCTACCCATACCAACCGCTATCGCAGTCAATACGCCGTTAAGAATTTTTTCCATGTTTAAAAGGTTTTAATGATTAGGAACAAACCTGCCAGGGCAGGCTGAGGATACCCTCATTTAATTGTTTTCGTATACTGAATACTCGTCAGCTAATCTTGGCAAGCCAATTGTACTTGGTACTCATCTTCAAATAAGAAATACCCGTTGTATGTTTTAAAACCGAACCTATCCAATTCGATATCACTTTCGTTTAATTGAATGCTTCTGTAATGACCTGTTCTTTGTCTGTAGCTATCTTCTATGCAATAAAAATATGTTCTCATGATTTCTAAGTTTTAATACCATACCTCATCAAGTACATAGTTGTACCTCTTTTGTATGTAGTTAATAAAATTGTCTAAGTGACGTTTGTCGTTGAATTTGCAATCAATAACCACATGCTTTCCGTAGTTGTTGATGAATTGAATTGTTGCTTTCATGCCCTTACTTTTTTCCAAAATTCGTCTGATGTTAATAAATTGCCGTCTAATTTGTAGTAAATTTCTTGACGGCCTTGGCCTTTTACTTGGTCTGCAACTACCAACGTCCCATTGATAGTTACTTTAATTGTTTGTAGAATTGTCATGGATTAAGGGGGTTTTTGATTAAATTTTTGTAAGTTTTACCATTTGGCATAGAGTATTCGAATACATAACCTTTCTTGTGGGTGTAGCTAACGAATCTTGCATCTCTGTAAGCCTGATTCCTGAGTAAATAAATTTGATTTATTACCAATTGAACTTCACTTAGATTAAAGTCTACCAATATTGTTTGTCCTGATAGTTTGTACTCTAGTGTTACTCTATCAGATACAATCTCATGTACCTGATATTCATTACCTTTCATGTCTCGGTAATTTACCTGAACTATTGCTTTCATTATCTTGCTCTAAATGGGATTAATAATTTGCGTGTTCTAACTAATACGCCGTCTTGAAAGAAACCTATGATTTCATACCTTCCTTCGATTCTGATGATTCTTGCTTCCATGGTTAGTTGGATTTAGTTGGTTAGTCCTCTAGCTGAGTGTCGCTCTCATAAAATGCTCATCGCATGCTAGAGGTGTTTTGCATACCACGTTAAACTGCATGCCCTCTTCTTATTCCCTACAGCTTTGAAGCTGTGGTTTCGACATGCGACCACCTGAGTAGTGTATCGCATGCCCTAGGTTCGTCCTAGCTTTGTGTTATCGTATTGACCTCCTCACCGATTGCAGTCTCAAATAATATCTTATGTCAATGTACTTTTAATAAAGCTGTCTAAACTGATTTACTTTGAACCGCTTAACCCAGGTGAACTCCTCGAAAGGCACTTAGTCTAGTTTTATCTTTTCAATCTACCACTTGAATACTGATTCGTCATCGTAACCTCTTGTGGTATGCTTAGCTCGTTTGCTTGTATCAAATCTACAAAACTTATTTGGATTGTTAATACATTTTCAACAAAAAAGATTCAAATAAATGCTAATTTATATTCATTCTAAATAAGGAGACACGTTTGAACACGGAATAAAAGCGTATCAAACGCTTACTGACAAAGGCTTTCAGTGTGAAACGATACGACAAATGAATGTATTCGGTTTGATTGGTATTAATTACGGCAGGCCCAACCCCTCCCCTCCGCACGTCAGAGCAACCGCGCAAAACGACCGACCGATTGATTGATTGACCGACCGATTGGTCGAGCGCTCGAGGGGATGGGTATGGTATCAATAACATGGGCGCGGAATCAATACGGCTTGCCTACCCACCCAACACGCACACCAACCCACCGACCGACCGCACGGAATGACCGACCTAACGTCAGACCGACAGCCCAAACCAAAAAGCCAAAAATCCTGGCCGAACTTTTGGAAATGGCAACCCCCCGGTCGATTTCTAAAACGTTTTCCTTTTGCGAGCGTTCGCGTGAAACCCCCCCATTACCCAAAACCTCCGACCATCTAAAAAATTATTATATTTGTAAAAAAAATAGTTATGAAAGACTACAGTAATATCCCATTTAAGAACGCTGCGATCGATCGCTTGACAAGTCGTACTACGCCTCCTCAGGGTATGAGAAGCATGAAGGATGAAATGGAGAAAACTAAGAGAACTGAATGGCAAAAACACACTACAACGCCTTTCGTACATGGAGCGCAGGAACCTGTTAAAAATCCTCTTGTTTCAAGGATAGTAAAAAGCAAGGTAGGCAGAGAATACGAACCAAAGGTCAGAAAAAGACAAATGAAACCATGAACATCTACATAGAGAACAGAATACCGTATGGTTTAAATGTAGGCTTTGAGTACTACCGACCGGACGATCTTCTGGACTCATATGAGTTGCATATAAACTTATTAATCATAAAAATCGCGCTAGAATGGCAAGAATGAAGACAGGTCGATTGACCACAAAGACAACTCCACCACAGAAACCATCTGTGAGTACAAAACCTGGGGTATCTAATGTATCCAACCAAGGTGATTGGGATAAGTATGATCAGAATTATAAAGCTTATAAGAACTACGACAATGAAGTAAAGGCTTATAATAAGCAGATGGAGGCTTATAAAAAGAGTAAGTTGCAAGGTCCAGCTGATTACAGAGTTTTAGATGCTGGAAATACTTCTGATAGTAATATGAGAAAATTAGAGGCTGGTGAATTAGCTGAGTTCAATGCATATCAAAAAAAGAATAATCCAGATGCGCCTGATTATGGTTGGGTAAAGGTAAGTAAAGACACTCAACGTGGCAAATGGGCAAATTTTATGGGTGATGTTGCTAAACCTACTGCTCCTGTTAAAAGAGAACAACCTAAGGTGCCAGAGCTTACAGGTACAATGAATATTCTTAAGCCTGAACCTATTAAAACTAGAAAAGGTGGTATCAAACAATTTGTTGAAAAAGAAAACCCAGCTTTTGTTAGTCCTGGTAAACCAATTCGCAGAGGTAAAAGTCCTGATATGAATTTCCTTGGTAAGGGAGCTACGACTAAAGGATCTGGTAAGCGTTATGTTAAGCAAGTAATTGGATCGATTGGTAAGACAGGAGATAATTCTAGAGGGTATAATAGAGAAGAGAAGTTATTCAAAGCTAAGGCTAGTACAGGTGCAGCAGGTCAAGACTTCACTGATCTTTCTTCAAAAGAAATTAAGGGTATCCGAAAAGATTATTTGAAAAAGGGTTTACAAGAGGCTCGTAGAGATAATACTCTTTCACCAGAAGGCAAAGCAAAACAGGTTGCTGCCGCTAAGATGGAAGTTAAGCAATCTAGAGGTGCTCAAAGATATAGCAAGAAAATGGAGAAGGGTAACCTTAGTTATTTTACTCCTGGATACAATGAGGGTAAAAATAAGAATGAGGAGCCAATCGACAAAAGAGGTCGTATTGCTGAATACAAATATTCTCAAGATAATGCAACCAATAGAAATACTATCGACACTAAATTGAAAGCAATTGGCGAAAAAGCTAAAAAGGAAGCGGCCGAAAGAGATGCTTATACAAGAGGAGGTTTCCAATATAATCAGGTAAACCAATAATTTATTCTAGAGGGGCTATCGAAAGGTAGCCCTTTTTTATTGTGGCATATTCGCCATAATTAAGCGGACCCCCTTCGCTAAATAATCATTCTAATCAATAGCACCTGTGGTACTTTTAGTATATAGGTGTGTCGCATATTTAGTAGATACTTGCGACATTTCCGTCACAAATTTGTCATGTTTTTGTGACAAAAAACTGGACATTCTTGTCACAATTTTTTAAATTACTGTGACAGATTGGGGGCAAATGTTTGCTATATTTGCGACATATTATTCCGTATCGTAGAACATTCGCTCGGAGTCTTCGGTCTGCCACTTTTCAAATCCCTCACAGTTGTAGTAATCTTTGTTGACCATATAGTCAGGTCGTTCGGGGAATGGTTTAGTTACAAAGCTAGGCTCAGACCATTTGATACGATTGTTTGGCTGTAGGGCGATCTGCCCGTTGTCTAGTAGGATGATATGGTGTGACTTATGTTCTAGCGGATCTTCTGCTAGTGACAGGTCGGTATTTAGGTCGTTTGATCCCCAGTTTATTGTCGCATAGTAGCTACCTGGATAGAACTTATGGTCCTTCATGAACACTTCTACCTTGGTATCATACACATATGAGAGGTGTAGTAGGGTGAAGTTGTATGAGAAGCAGTTCCATATCTGTAAAAAGTGAAACGGCAGGTCTACCTCAGGCGTCTCAGGCTCGGTAAGTAGTGCGTGACTAGGTAATTTGTCTCTCATGACACCATTTTCAAGTAGTACTTGGAACAACGCAGCTTGTCCGGGCATACATCTAACCGACATGATCACTCCTGGGGTGAATTCACCTTGTCCTTTGGTGTGTTGGTACATGTACTCGTTTCTAACGAATACCTTTAGTGGGAAAAAGTTGTGTTCTATGTATGCCATAATACAAATATATGACAATTTATTACTATTTTTGTATCTAAATTCAAATAAAATGGTAGTAAAACAAGTATTAGAGGCCTCTGAAGGCCAAAAAAAGCTCAAAAAGGGGATCAAGACGATTGCCGGAGCAGTAAAAAGTACTTTAGGGGCGCGCGGACGCACGGTACTAATTGAATCAGAGAACCACATCGGTGGTATTACGGTAACAAAGGACGGTGTGACTGTCGCTAAGTCGATTAATTTGTTGGATCCGGTCGAGAACTTGGCTGTAATCATGATGCGTCAGGCAGCTGAGCGCACTGCGACGGTTGCAGGTGACGGAACGACTACATCGATTGTATTAGCCGAGGCTATTATCGACGCTGCTGACGAGCATTTGACTGACGAGGACAATGTAACTGAGGTAATCCGTGAGATTAACGAAATTACAGCTAAAGTTGTAAAAGATCTTGACAAGGTAAGCAAGAAAGTTACCGGTAAGAAGTTATACGACGTGGCATCAATCAGCGCGAACAATGACAAGGAGATCGGTAAGATGATCGGCGATGCGTTCAGTCAGGTTGACATGGTAACTGTTGAGAACAGTCAGACAACCAATACATATGTTGACGTATTGAAGGGTATGCGTATCGAGCGCGGTATGACATCGAAGTATTTCATCAACGACCATAAGCGTCAGGAGTGTGTGTTAGAGAACCCATACATCTTGATCAGCGACCATGAGATCAATAACTTAATGAACTTGGAGAAGATCTTAGCTCCTATTGTATCTCAAGGAAAGTCTTTGTTGATCATCGGTGAGTTAGGTGCAAACGCTTTGGCTACGTTGAACATGAACGTTGCTCAGGGTAAAATTAAGGCATGTAACATCTTACCTCCATCATTTGGTTACCGTCAGAAAGATTTATTGGACGACTTGGCAATCGCTTTGGGCGGAACATATTTCAGTGAGAATACTGGTGATGACTTATCGTTAATCACGTTAGATACATTGGGAACAGCTGCACGCGTAGTTGTTAGTAAGGACAATACGATCTTTATCCCAACAATCGAAACGGCTGACGCCGTTGAATCTCATATCGCATCATTAAAAGAATCAACGAACGGTATAACTGACAAGAACGAGGTTGACTTCGTGAACGAGCGAGTTGCCAACTTATCAGGCGGTGTTGCTGTTATATATGTTGGAGCATTGAGCGACATTGAGCAGAAGGAGAAGAAGGATCGTATTGACGATGCTGTGTGTGCGGTAAGAGCTGCTAAGGAGGAGGGTATCCTTCCTGGTGGTGGGTCTGCATTAATCAACTCACGAGCTCGCAACATTTCTGACTTGAGTTCAACTGCTATTAAGATCATGCACCATGCACTTGAGGCGCCTATGCGTCAGATCGTGACAAATGCCGGTAAAGACGCTGACGAGATTATTGGTGGGTTGTTACCTATCGAGAACGAGGGATACGACGTTAAGGGAGAGCAGTACGGCGACATGATGAAGCTTGGTATCATTGACCCAGCGAAAGTCACTAAGAACGCCTTATTAAACGCCGTGTCAGTCGCTACGACGATCATGAGCACGAGTTCAATCATCACAAACGTAAGAGACTATGAAGGTAATAAATAAGTTTATCTTGATCGACAAGATCATCGAGCAAAAGGAAACAAAGTCCGGTCTTCTCCTATCAGGGGAGGACTCTGACGATTTGAGATACCACAAGGCACGCATCGTTGAGCCTGGCACTAATGTCTTAGACATTAAGGCAGGGGATACCATCCTATTTGATAAGGTGGCAGGCCATGATGTCTTTATTGGGGAAACTCGTCTTTATCTAATACAAGAGAAAGATGTTGTTTGTGTTCTTGATTAAATGAACGTATAGCATTAGCTAATGTTTTTTGTGCGAATGGGGCGTTCTTTCTGAACGCCTTATTTCGTCTAGATGATTCAGGAATTGGCTCTAGGCCTGTCATTTTCTTATACACTGAGGTGATCATCTTCTTAGCCTTATGTGTCAGTTCATACATGGCTGACTCACCTAAACTTCTAGTCCTCCATACATGTATCCAACCTTCAGCAAGCAATCTATTAAATCGGTGTCGATCCCAAGACATAAACTTTGCCCATTCATAGCATTCGGGTAGGGTAAACAGTTGTCGTGAGTATAGGTGCATTAATATCTCTAGGTCTGCCGTGCTCTTAAGTTCATAGTTCAGGACGGCCCATTTGCGTATAACTGTCCAATGTTGCATGAAGTCCCATCTAGTCTCTCTACCGGTATATACCTTTTTCCTGCGTCTTCTACGCTTATGAATTTTTACTTTTGGTTTCATTTTATTATATTTGTACAAATATATTCATAATGGGACTATATAGCAACATTCACGCAAAGAGAGAGCGAATTAAAGCTGGATCAGGCGAGACAATGCGCAAACCTGGAGACAAGGGAGCTCCAACAGCAAGTAATTTTAAACAAGCAGCAAAAACAACAAAAGTTATGAAAGCAAAAAGCAAACCAATGGTTGAGAAGAAGACCGGAGAGAAGTACGCATCTAAGGCCGCTATGGTAAAACATGAGAAAAAAGAAGGCAAGAAAGAGATGTCAAGAGAGTACGGTATGAAAGCTGCAATGGCTAAATTGGCTAAGCGTAAGTAATGAAAGACCCTCGTTTAGAAAGAGCAGGCGTTACAGGTTTTAATAAACCTAAACGAACACCTAGTCACCCAACTAAGAGTCACGTTGTTGTGGCAAAGGAAGGTGACCAGGTGAAGCTTATTCGTTTCGGTCAGCAGGGAGTTAAGACCAATCAGACGGTTGGTCAGCGAGAGGCATTTAAGAGTCGTCATGCTAAGAATATATCTAAGGGTAAGATGAGCGCTGCTTATTGGGCTGACAAAGCAAAGTGGTCACCTAGTAAGACGGCATCTCCTAGTAAGAAGTGGATTAAAGGATGATCATTATAAAGAGACATAAAGGGATTGGTGACACGGTCGCTGCTATCACCAAAGTTACCGGACTAGACAAGCTAGTCGGAGAGGACTGCGGATGTGGAGCTAGACAAGAAGCGTGGAACGATCCTGGATTATTGGTAAATAGAATTTTTTATGGGACAAAGCAAGACGTCAAAGTACTACGCGAGCAATCCGAAGGCAGCGGAGAAGAGGAGAGAATATCAGCGTGAGTTGAACTCTACAGAAGAACGAAAGTCATATAGAGCGGCACATACAAAGGCTCGTCGTGCTGTTGGCATTGATGGCAAGGGAGGCCCTGACATGAGTTCCACAAAAAGTGGTAAATTTGTAAAAGAAAAACCAAGTATTAATCGTGCGCGCAATGGTGCAAACGGTAAGACAACAAAAAAATAAAAGATGGCAAATCAAAAATTACAAGTTGAAAGAGCGGCGGTCGTTACCCCAAGTAATACAGCTGACATTCCATATGTAGGTGGCGGAGATATAAACTGGCCTTGCGTTCTTTATGTAGGCGGCGCTGGAAACTTAAGAGTCATGACAGCAGGTGGTGATGACGTTGTATTTTACGGTGTATTGGCAGGATCATTTTTACCAATACAGGTAACTAGAGTTTTCTCTACAAATACATCAGCTACGAATATTATCGCATTATGGTAATAGGTATTTCTATATCAATATGACTGGTAAGTTTAGTAATGAAGGTATTGTTTCAACATCAGGTACGGTATTACATACGGCGCCTGATAATAATATATCTGAAGTTTATTTCATCAGATTCTACAATCCTTCTGCTTATACTATAACTATATCTAAATATACGTCATCTACTGCTTCAACAATAGATGTCTATTCATTGGAGCTTGATGGTGGAGATGTACCTACTGATGAATTTAGATACCTTTTAGATGAAGGAGATCGCATAGAAGCTTTGTGTAACATATCAGGCACAACATACACTATAGAGGGTCAAGATATGCCTAATATTAATACAGTAAGATGCAGGTAGTAGATAAATACGGTAATTTAAAAACCACTGGATTAAGAGGGCCTCAAGGAACCACTGGTATTCAAGGCGCGCAAGGTACGCAAGGTTTACAGGGTTTAAATGGAGCTTATGCCGCTCAAGGTATTCAGGGTACTACAGGTATTCAGGGTTTTACGGGTATTCAAGGTACACAAGGTACTGTAGGTAATACGGGATCACAGGGTATAACAGGTTCTCAAGGAACGACGGGCGCAACTGGTTCTCAAGGTATTCAAGGTATAACAGGTTCACAAGGAGCTACGGGATCACAAGGAACGACGGGCGCAACTGGTTCTCAAGGTATTCAAGGTATACAGGGTGTTCAGGGAATTCAGGGAATACAAGGTACATTGGGTAATACTGGATCTCAGGGAATACAAGGTATTATAGGAGTTCAAGGTGTGACAGGATCACAAGGATCTATCGGTGCTCAGGGGACAGTTGGTAGCCAAGGAACTACAGGTGCTACAGGCGCAACAGGGTCTCAGGGGGCTACTGGAATACAAGGTTTAACAGGAGCTACTGGAGCACAAGGTAGTATTGGTGCCACAGGTGCACAGGGAACAACAGGTTCTACCGGAAGTCAAGGGGCAGTAGGTGCTCAAGGAACCATTGGTACTACCGGTTCTCAAGGTTTGATTGGACTACAAGGAATACAAGGTATACTAGGAAATACCGGTGCTCAAGGCTTACAGGGTATTTTAGGATTACAAGGTATTACAGGTAATACTGGTGCTCAAGGAACCACTGGTTTACAAGGTTTTACTGGTGCAACTGGTAACACAGGAGCACAAGGAGCTGTTGGTGCACAAGGTACTACAGGTATTACTGGTAATACAGGTGCTCAAGGAAGTACTGGTACAACAGGTGCAACGGGATCTCAAGGTACAACTGGTGCAACCGGGAGTACAGGATCTCAAGGTATTCAAGGACTTACTGGTGTTCAAGGATTTACAGGAGCAACAGGTAGTCAAGGAGCTGTAGGTTCTACGGGTACCCAAGGAGCAATTGGTTCTCAAGGTACGGTAGGAACAACAGGGTCTCAAGGTACTACGGGTGCTACGGGATCACAAGGTACTACAGGTACTACGGGAGCTACCGGTTCACAAGGAGCTACGGGTACTACGGGTGCTACGGGTTCACAAGGTATACAGGGTATACAGGGTATACAGGGCCGCCAAGGAACTACGGGTACTACAGGCGCAACCGGATCACAAGGAACTACAGGTACTACGGGAGCTACGGGATCGCAAGGAACTACAGGTACTACGGGAGCTACGGGATCGCAAGGAACTACGGGTACTACGGGTGCTACGGGTTCACAAGGTATACAGGGTATACAAGGCATTCAGGGCCGCCAAGGAACTACGGGTACTACAGGCGCAACCGGATCACAAGGAACTACAGGTACTACGGGAGCTACGGGATCGCAAGGAACTACGGGTACTACAGGCGCAACCGGATCACAAGGAACTACAGGTACTACGGGAGCTACGGGATCGCAAGGAACTACAGGTACTACGGGAGCT